AATTGAACAACACAGATGATTTACCAGAAGGTTCGGCAAACTTATATTTTACAAATGCCAGAGCAGATGCACGTATTGGTGCGTTATCGATCAATACACTTGCAGATGTTGATACAGTTACTTCTGCACCATCCGATGGTGAAGCACTTGTTTGGAGTGCATCAGGAAGCAAATGGATACCTGGTTCAGCAGGTGGTTCAGCAGGTGGTGATATTACAGCCGTTAACGCAGGCACAGGTTTAACAGGTGGTGGTGTAACTGGTTCAGTATCATTCAATGTTGATGTAGGAACAACAGCAAACAAAATTATACAACTAGACGGATCAGCAAGATTACCGGCAGTGGATGGTTCACAGTTAACTAATATTTCATTTACACCAGCCGCTAATTCCATCAATGATACCATGATTGATTTTGGTACAGGTGTAAATCAAATTTCATCAGGTGACATTCCAGAGAACACAAATTTATATTATACAGATGCAAGGGCAAGAGCAGTTTCAATTGAAAATGTTGTAGAGGACACAACACCACAACTTGGCGGACATCTGGATACTAACAGCAAAGAAATACAATCAGCATCAGCATTAATGCTAACATCAACAGATGCAACAAATGGTGAAGTTGATGTTAAAATTGGTTCAGACGTAATGTTTGGTGTTGGTAAAGTAAATCCATCATCATTTAATAGTGTTAATTCAATTACGTCTTTCACAGGAGTTGCTTCAAAAACCAATACAAACGGGGCTTGGTTTGCAGGTGGATTCAACTTTAATGACAGCGGAGTTGTTGGCTCAATTGAAGGTTCTGGTGTGGTTTCATCGAGTGGCGATCTAGCACTTGTTGGTGACATAGATTTTTCAAGTGGAGTTGTTAGTGGGGAAGTTATTGGTAATTTATATCTTGATCACCCAACTAACAAATCAATGGTTGACGGTATGATGACTGCTACTGTCGATGGAACAAGTTTAACTTTAGGTATTACGGCAGTTGACGCTCCTATGTATATTATGGCAAACAGTGGTAATTCAAACGCAACAAGTGTTGTAATAGGACACCCAAATGATAATAGAATACACATACTTGACGCTTCAGGTAATACAGTTTATAAGTTGCCAGCAACTGATGGTAGTGCTGGACAGGTTTTAACAACAAATGGCAATGGAGATTTATACTGGAATTAAGTATACAGTTAATAATATACATAAATATAATATAAGTTAATATGGAAAACAACATGGACAAAAACACAGATAAACAACAAGAACAGCACGTTGACGAAGGTGCTAAAGTGAAAATGGAAGGACATTTATTAATTCGTGATGCTGAAACTGGCGAAGAATTAGTAAACAAACGTAACGCAATTCACTTTGGTAATATGGCTTTTGTTATTGCAAACGCACTATCATATTGGCAAACAGAAAACAACGGTATCTACCATATGGCATTTGGTAATGGTGGATCAGACGTATTAAACACAGGTGAAATTAACTATAAAAGTACAAACACAGGTACAATTAGAGATGACTCAGCTGAATTATACAACAGAACATATGAAAAACTAATTGGGCAAAGCGAAAGCACAGACTCAAAAAATAACGTGAGTATTGTTACTAGTTCAAGCTCATACACAGATTTACAGATAACATGTACACTAGACTTTGGTGAACCATCAAGTCAAACAACATCTGATACAGCAACTTCAGATTCATCAACTGATTTTATCTTTGATGAACTAGGAATATACGCATATAATTCAGGTGGTATTACTAGTGAATATTTGTTAACACACGTTATATTTCACCCTGTACAAAAGAGTTTGAATAGGGTCATAGAAATTGTATATACAATTAGAGTACAATTGCAATAAATCACTTGCTTTTTGGACCCAAATTGTTGTAATATTATAAATATAAAGTAGGTAGTATATATTAATACCTAACACAAGGAGAGCATAAGACTATGTCATATACAGTAAATAATACCAGAGGTACAGTAGTTTCAACTGTTAATAACGGCACAACTGCGGCAGTAGGTGGTATTACATTAATTGGTAAAAACTATACAGGATATGGTGAGCTTATTGCAGAAGATTTCGTAAAAATTTTAGAAAATAACGCAAACACATCAGCACCAACTGGTCCATTAGAAGGACAACTTTGGTGGGATACAACAAATCAATGTTTAAAAGTTTATAACTCATCAACTAATTGGCATCCTATGTCAGTGTACGTTGGTGCGTCAGGTACATACCCACACACACTTACAACTGGGGCTTTATGGTACAATACATCAACTAATAAATTAGCTGTAAACTCAGATGGTTCAGGTAGCGGATGGAAAAACTTTTCATCGGCATCAGAAAGTACAAGTACTGAAGTTTTATCATTTGTTGTTGGTACAGTATCAACTACAAGTGCAGATGCAAATGGTTATGTAGCAGATAACACAGTTGAAATTTTAGCAGATGTTGTTAAAAACGGTTCAAGTGTAAAACAAGTTATTAGAGTAACAAGTCCATGTGCATTTAAAATTAAATCAACATCACCGAATGTAACAACAGCAGGTACGGCAGAGAAATACATCTACGATAACTTTACAGCATCAGTAGACGGTATTGGTTCAACTGCAAACTGTATAATTAGAGGTGTTAACCTAGATGACGCTGTTAAAACAGAAGGTGTTCAAGCAAGTTCAATAGATGGAACATATGGTACTTTAACAGGTGGTTCAAGTTTATCACAAATTGTACGTGCATCAAGAAACTTTTTAATTAAAACGTCTGGCTACACAGCTTTAGCAGGCGAACAACTTGGTGTTAATACAACATCAGGTTCAGTAACAATTACACTTCCAGGAACACCAGCGGCAGGCGATACAGTAACAGTAGTTGACTCACACTTACAGTGGAGTACAAATGCATGTATTATTGCTAGAAACGGTAACACTATTGATGGAGCGGCATCAAATTTAACTCTAAACCAAAAAGACCATGTAACATTACTATACAATGGTTCAGGTTGGAGAAGAATTAGAGGCTCGGCGGTATACGGATAAGAAATATGTTAACAACAATAACAAAAGATATTATTTTCAACTTAACAGATTTTGTTTGTGAGAGCAAAGCAAACAAGAAAAGTCCTTGTAGCAAGACTATAAACAAAGCTATGAATAAAATTACTATTGCAATAGGAGAGAAATAATTATGGCATACCAACAAGGTGATACAATTCAAGCAAGTGATTACAATACATTTGCTGGCAACGTAAACACAATTATTGGTACTGGCTCTAATGACAGTGGCTACGGATTGAGTGAAATCGCGACAATCAGTGCTGGAGACACTATCACGGCGGCACAATGGAACAGTTTGCTTTCTGGATTACAGAAAGGTGCTAATCACCAAGGTACTACATTGACGAATGCGTCAAACACAGTATCAGTTGGTGGAAACATTTTACCGTTATCAAATTTAGAAGCTGATATCACATTAATTACGAATAACAAACTAACAGCAGATGCTTCAAATATGGCGACTGACACTGGTGTAACTTCAACAAGAACTTCATCATGGACAGCTACAATACAACACATATTTACAGTAACTTTTGCATCAGCTAACGCGGCGAGATTCTTTTTTAACTCAGGTGGTGAAATTAGATTTGCTGGATCACGTTCAGGTGGTTCTTCAACAGATCAAAACACTGACTGGACTAACTTATTATCTAATGCAGGTACAGTAAAATTTGCCGAAGGCGCAACTACATACACTGGTTCAGGTGGAACAGCGGCGGCAGTAGGTTTTGATGATTTAACAACATCAAATCAACAAATTTTTACGGCAACAGGTACAAGTGCCTACTCTGCAAATGATTGGACTATTGAAGCAAAAGCCAATGCGGCTTATGGCTCAGCAACAGTCTTAACTTTTACAGTTTATTTTAAAGATGACCATGCGGCACAAACTGGTAACTACACTGGTGGCGGTTTAGGTACTGCTCCAAACGAAGGTGCAGGTTGGACAGGTGCAGACTCAGTTGACGGAACTTTAACTAGCACAATTACTACATTAAGAGCAGACAATGCCTCTAATGTACAAGTTGCTAATCCATCGTTCGCAACAACTACTGAAGTTAGTGCGTAATCAATAATTTAATTAAATTATATAATATTATAAAATAGGGCGGCAACGCCCTATTTTTTTGACTTTTCGTTTGACTTTTACCTTTATTTTGTGTATAATTTAAGAATATGGAGGTAAAACAATGACAGACGATCGCTTACACAAGGCACTAGAGTTCGCTAACTATAGACAGACATTTTTCAATCAAAAGCAAATTCTAAAAAATAAAAGTGAAGCATTACTATCATATTCAACTCAGGGCGGTACATTTAAAGTAACACAAGAGCTAATTGCTTTTGTTGGAACATTTGTACAGCAAGGATACGAAGAAATAGTATTACTAGATACTAATGAAAATCCAATTAAGATTGAAAATTTAAAATCATTCTTAACTGAAATTACATCAAGATATTTTGAAGTAACAAATGATTATCATAAGCAATATAGTGAAATGCAAACTAAAAGAAGAACAGCAAAATTAGTAGAACCAGCATGAGTCAAGGCATAGTATTATTTGCCCATAACAATACAGAAATTGATTATGGGAGTGTAGCAATTGCCAATGCTTATATGATTAAACATCATATGGGTGTTAATGCAATTACATTAATAACTGACGAAGGAACAGTTCGTCATATGAATGATACTTGGGATAAAGCTATAATTGATAATGCATTTGAAAATGTTAAAGTTGTTAAAAGACGAAGAGTTGATAACAACAAAAGATATAGAGATACTAGACATACAGTAAATTTATTACAATTTTATAACATCAATAGATCAACAGTTTACACAGAATCTCCATATGATGAAACACTTGTTATTGACGTTGATTATTTAATTTGTAACGATAGTCTAAATGCTATTTGGAATCATAAAGAAGATTTATTAATAAACAAAGATAGTCGAGATTTACTTACAGGTAGACACGATAATAACTTTGATAAAGTAGATGATTTTGGAATTGACTTTTATTGGGCCACAGTTTTTTATTTTAGAAAGTCAGCTGAAACAGAAATATTTTTTAATTTATTAGAAGCAATAAAATCAAACTACCCATACTTTAAGACATTGTATGGTATAACGTCTTATAATTTTAGAAATGACCATGCGTTTAGTATTGCAGTTCATATGTTTAATGGGTTTGCAAAAAGTGGACTAGTTAAACATTTACCTGTAAACTTTTTACAACACACATTGGATTATGATGAACTACATAATATTAATTCAAAAGGATCATTATCATTTTTATTAGAAAAAACTAGTGAGCCTGGAAAATTTATACCAGCACGTACCGACGGAGTAAATGTCCATGTAATGAACAAGTACTCTATTGTTAGAGAAAGCAAAAAAATAGTGGAGATGTATAGTGCATAAAATTTTATTAACAGATATAGACGGTGTTGTACTTGATTGGCAATCACATTTTAATGATTACCTAGATCGGTATTATCCTGGACAAGAGCTATTTGATCCAACAGTATTTGCACAAGGTGAAGAAACAGGAAAAATTATAAAAGAATTTAACAACACAGCATGGATTGGTTTTTTAAAACCATGGAAAGATTCAGTAGAAGTATTAACTGAACTAAAGAATATGGGATGGAAAATATATGGTTGTACCTCAATGGGTACTGATCCATATGCCAATGCATCGCGAAAAAAGAATATAGAAAATTTAATGCCTGATGTGTTTTCACAAGTAGATATTATTCCTTTTATGCAACCAAAAGGTAATTGGTTGTCACAATGGCGAGGCAGTGGTGCTGTTTGGGTAGAAGATAAATGGTCAAACGCAATTGCTGGTGCGGATATAGGAATCAAAACATTTTTAATGAAACAGTCTTACAATTCAAATCAAGATCATACAGGTGTTGAAAAAGTTGATAATTGGAGACAAATTTACAATAAGGTAATATAATGAAGCAAGGATATCTAGTAATAGCACAGAACACAAAAGACAGTAACGGTAAGACTGTTGATTATGTACGTATGGCTTATGCACTTGCTCTCAGTGTTAAACACACGCAAAAAGGCGTCAATAACGTCTCTGTAGCGGTGATCAATAAGAAAGATGTACCTACACACTATCATTGGATATTTGACGAAATAATTGAATTACCTTTTGAAGATGATGCCCAAATGGCTGATTGGAAAATTAACAACAAGTGGAAATATTATCATTGTACTCCATATGAACAAACAATGATATTAGATACTGACATGTTGTTTATGTCTGACGTCAGCCATTGGTGGGATCATTTATCACAATGGGATATGCTGGCAACTACTCGTGTCAAAACTTATAGAGGCGACACGGTAGTTGATCATCATTATAGAAAAACATTTGGACCTAATTTATTACCAAATGTTTATACTGGATGTTTTTATTTCAATAAAAAATCAAATATGGTAAATGAGTATTTTGATGTTGTAGAGGACATATTTAGACGTTGGGAATATTATAGAGATTCTTCACTAGTGTTGCCTAAGCAAGAATTTTTAAGTGCTGACGTTGTATATGCCATGGCAATGAAAATGTTAGATATTGTTGAAGATGCAACTAATCCTACAATTGACTTTCCAACATTTACTCATATGAAATCTAAAGTACAAGGATGGCGTAGCGGTAGCACAGAAGATTGGACAAAACATATTGGTGCATATTTTACACCACAGTGTAAATTAAAAATTGGAAACTATCAACAAAGTGGCATTGTACACTATGTTACTAAAAACTTTTTAACAGACGATATAGTTAAAACTTATGAGGATACAGTAATCAATGACTAGTATATATCTATTACCGGCGGCATTGTTTCCAGCAATACCCCTAATGATGATTTCATTTGGAAATAGATATACTTCATTAGCATCGTTAATTAGAAAAATACATGATGAAGTTATTGCTAAAAAATTAACACGCGAAGACAAAGCAACAAATAGATATCTAAAACAAATTGCTATACTGCGAAAAAGATTAATATTAAATCGTGCAACATCAACGTTGGCTTCTATTGCCTTTATTGCTAATTTAATTGCTATATACTTTGCTTTTCAAGAGAGTATTAATTATTTTGCTATTATGTTTTCATCGAGCTTAACTATGTTTGGCATTGCATTAATACTTTATATAATAGAAATACAATTGGCAACTACAGCATTAGATACACACTTGCAAGACTTGGAGGACTTATAATGTCACACACACGAATATTATATTATGATTTAGAAACTAAAGACATTATTAAAATTGCTCGAGAAGTAGACACAAGTGTTGACCATCCTTATTATGAAATAAATTTTGATGATGTAAAAGATTTTATCGACGGCACAAAAGTGCAATCACAATATTATATAAAACTTAATCCAAAAGATCCTGGAGATTTTTCTATCCTAAAGAAAGAAATACATTTAGATATTAGAGAAATTGATAAAACATTAATTAGTATACCACAAGGTCAAGTCGATGATTTAAGTTATGACATTAGAGTTGTTCACAATAAAAAAGACAAAACAATTAGTTTTGAATTTAATCCAACATTAAAAGCATATATGGCTAGTAAGTATCAGCTTACTGGTAAAACACAAAAGTTTAATAATCCAGAAATGCTAGTAATAAACGGAACAAGTGTATTAAACTTCTTTATAACTGAAACAGGTGATCCTCATGATCTGTTTGCTAGTTATTACATTCCTGTTACACAATTACTTACACAGGATAAATTAACTGCTCCATATCAAGGACAGTTAAAGTCTTGTAATGTGTTTACAAGAAGAATTTACGATGATTATTTAATGATAGAGGTGTAATAAATATGAGTACAGATATGAAAATAAAAATTGCAGACATTGATATATTTTATCTGTCTTATGATGAACCTAATAAACAAGAACATTGGGCAGATATTAAAAGCAAAGTGCCATGGGCAAAATGGGTAGATGGTGTAGAAGGATCTGATGCCGCACACAAAGCCTGTGCAAACAAAAGTGATACAGATAGATTTATTACTGTCGATGGAGATAACAAATTAGTTAACTTTGAAAAACTAATTGATTTAGAACTTGATTTTTCAGATTATGAATTAGAAAATTTAAAACATTCTGTAATATCGTTTACAGGTTATAACAATATTAACGGATTAATGTATGGCAATGGCGGTATCAAATGCTGGCCTAAACAAGCAGTACTTGATATGAAAACACACGAAGCCGCAGAATCAGAAGGTTCTGCTGTAGACTTTTGTTGGGATATGAATTACATACAATTAAATGAATGTTTTTCACATGTATTCAATAATGCAACTCCACATCAGGCATGGCGTGCCGGTTTTAGAGAAGGTGTTAAAATGTCATTAGACAGAGGCTATAAAGTTGATCCAGTTAACTTTGAAAAAAACATTCATGACAAAAACTATCATAGACTCTTAATTTGGTCATCAGTAGGAGCAGATGTTGAAAACGGCCTATGGGCATTATATGGTACACGACTTGGTTGTTATATGACTAATTGTACTGACTGGGATTTTGTTAATGTACGAGATTTTGAATGGCTTAATAAATTTTGGGAAGATAAAACAAAGCCACAGTTTGCAGGTGGCGAAGAAGATGAAATGTGCCATATTGAAAAATATTCTTGGAATAAAGAAAAACTTTGGAATGAAACAGTCAGGCTTGGTAAAGAATTAAGAAACCGTCTTGGATTACAAATTGATGATCTAAGTGCAGAAGGTTCAGCATTCTTTAAAAAAGTATATTGGAATCCACCTCGCTCTGGAGCATTTGTGACAGAGAAAGGAACTGACGGAATTACTCGTTACAAAGTATTAAAATGACCGATGAAGTACTTAAGATTAAACAAACCAGAGACGAACTAAACAAAGTTTCACCAAGTTTTTGTTTAGCTAAATGGTACCAATCAACAATTCATTTACAATATGGACATACACACAGTTGTCATCATCCGAGAACTCATCAAGTTCCAGTAAAAGAATTAAAAGATAATCCATCAGCACTACACAATACTGAATACAAAAAATCACAAAGAGAATTAATGTTAAAAGGTGTACGACCACCTGAATGTCAATATTGTTGGAATGTAGAAGATCTAGGTCCAGAACACTACAGTGATAGAAGTTCTAAGTCAAATGAAGAGTGGGCTAAACCTTTTTTAAAAGAAACAGCTAATATGGTTGGAGTCGAAAATGTTAACCCAACTTATGTTGAAGTTAGTTTTTCAAATGTTTGTAATTTAAAATGTTCTTATTGTAGTCCTGCATTTAGTAGTTCATGGATGGAAGAAATTCAATCTGAAGGAGCATATCCTACCAGTGATAATTTTAATAATCTACATTGGTTAAGAAAAGAAGGTAAATTACCAATCCCTCATCGAGAGCATAATCCGTATGTTGATGCATTTTGGAAATGGTTTCCAGACTTATATAAAACTCTACAAACTTTCAGAATTACTGGAGGAGAACCTCTTTTAACTAAAGATACATTTAAAGTTTTAGATTATATTAATAATAATCCAAGACCAGACTTAGAGTTAGCAATTAATTCAAATGGATGTGTTCCAGATAAGTTGTTTGATCAATATATTGAAAAAATGAAACGTATTACATTAGACAATAAAATTGGACTAACTAGATTGTATACATCTGTTGATACATTTGGTGACCAAGCAGAATATATTAGAGATGGACTGAATTTTAATCAATGGTATGATAATATATGCCGTGTATTAACTGAACTTCCTAAAACAAAAGTTACTATAATGTGTACTACTGGATTATTAAGTTTACCAAACTTTCATAAGTTAGTTGATATGATACATCCATTAAAAAGAGAATTTTACAGTAACGATCGTAAAGTACCAATAACTTTAGATACAGCAATATTAAGACATCCAAGTTATCTAAGTGGTGTTGTTGCTGATCCTAGTTATTCTAAGATGCTTGATCCGTCTGTTCAAATTATGTTAGACAATGCAGAAACGTATACAAATGCGTACAAAGGATTTTTTGATTTTGAAATAGCAAAACTAAAACGGTTTCAGCAATATATTGCGGCTGGACCAAATCCTCAAGAAAGATTAAATATACAACAAGTAAGAAAAGATTTTGTATCATTTGTTGATGAATATGATCGAAGAAGAAACAAAGATTTTCGTAAAACTTTTCCTGAGCTTGAAGACTTCTACAATATGTGTAAATAGTATAAATGACAAAGAAAAGAAAAACAGAAACATATCAAGAATATAGAGATAGGGTAATTGATCCAATATCACCATCATTTTGTGGTGCTAAATGGTACAATGCTACTATATGGCTTAACAGTGGTACAACAGCTAGTTGTCATCACCCACCTGCACATAAGATACCTGTAGAAGAAGTATTAGCAAATCCAAAAGCCATACACAATACCAAGTATAAAAAAATGGTGCGTAAACAAATGCTCGATGGAGAACGTCCTAAAGAGTGTGAATACTGTTGGAAAGTTGAAGATATAGGCCCACAAAACGTTTCGGATAGAGTTTATAAGAGTGTTATATATACAGAAGATCAACTTGCAGAAGCAAGTAAAACCCATTGGAACGATGATGTTAATTTAAAAACATTAGAGATTGCATTTGATGCCAACTGTAACTATGCATGTTCATATTGTAATGCTTCGTTCTCAACAACATGGCAAAATGATGTTAAGAAGAACGGTGCATATCAAAATTTAGTATCAGATGGTGCAAGAGCATTTCAACAAGATGGTAAATGGGCTATGCCATATGGAAAAAGAAATGATGGTAATCCATATGTTGAAGCGTTCTTTAAATGGTGGGAATCAGACTTACAGCATACACTACAAGAATTAAGAGTAACAGGCGGAGAAGCAACCATGTCACAAGACTTTTGGCGTTTGTTAGAATGGTGGCAAGGCAATAAAGATTGTGATGTAAGATTGGCAGTAAATTCTAACTTGGGTGCAAAGCCTGAACTAATAGATAGATTAGCAAAAGAAAGTCATGCGTTTAAAGAGTTTGACTTGTACACATCAAATGAATCTTTTGGTGCTCATGCAGAATATATACGTGATGGATTGATATGGGATACATGGTTAAGCAACATACACAAAATGATGAACGAAGGTAATGTACGTGAACTACACATGATGATGACTATTAATGCATTGTGTTTGTTTTCAATTACTGACTTTATGGACGAAATGATTAAACTAAAAGAACAGTATGGACAGTTTGCACCAGCAATGAGTTTTAATATATTACGTTTTCCTAGTTTTCAATCAGCAGTAACATTGCCACAAGATATTAAGAAAAAACTAGCAGATGATTTAGAATACTGGTTGTATAAAGTAGGTAAACCACATGAATTATTTTTTGACATGGAAGAACAAGGTGTTGAAAGATTAATTAGCTATTTGCGAGAAGTACAAGTTGGACATCAATTTACTTCATCAATAGAATCTAGAGAAAGAGATTTTAAATCGTTTCATGTACAATATGATTTAAGAAGAAACAAATCATTTGTAAACACATTTCCAAAAAATATTGTTAATTGGTACGAAACAATACCAATGACTGATCTAAAACAATTACAAGGAATTGTAGACGGAGACTCAACCAAAGGTAACACAATGAAGAAAGAATTAGAAAAACGTGCTAAAGAGGAAGGTTGGGTTTTGGATCCACAGGGTGCAAATCCAGGATCACAAGAATACAAGGAGAACAACAATGACAAAAGACCGACCACCATATCCTGATCCATATCGGGCTAGATTATTATCAGAATTAATTGACAAGTATCGAGAACAGCTCTTATTAATATGTTTAAAAGAAGGAATAACAAAAACAGATATTATTGAATATGCTACTAGATTATGTGCATTAAAACATTTAGATAAATTACTTGCTGATCCGTGTCCAATGAAATTAATTTCTGAGGTAGAAGATTTAGCAGAATATAAAAGATTGTGTATACATCAACAAAGACATGTTGATAGGTTAAAATATGGAAGATCAGATCTTGATGAGCTTCCAAATAGAGGGTGGTCAGAAGGATTAATTTAGTGAAGCATAAACGACCTCAAGATTTTGGCGATAAGTGTGCATTGTTTTTTACAATGCGGTTGCGTTGGATAGCAGATACTTTTTTTGCTAAACGGTATGGACATAGAGCAGTTGTATTAGAAACAGTTGCTGGTGTGCCTGGTATGGTTGCAGGTATGTGGAGTCATTTAAGAAGCTTACGTAAAATGAAACCTGATGACAGAGGTTGGATAAAAACTTTATTAGCAGAAGCAGAAAACGAACGGATGCATCTCATGATATTCATCGAAATAGCAAAACCAAATTGGTTTGAACGTTGGATGATTATTACTGCACAGTTTTTGTTTTGGCATTTTTATATGTTACTTTATATTTTCTTTCCAAAAGTTGCACATAGAATGGTTGGTTATTTTGAAGAACAAGCAGTAATAAGTTACACTTCTTATCTCAAAGCAATTGATTTAGGAAAAATACAAAATATAGATGCACCAGATATTGCAAAAACTTATTATGGATTAAGAGAGGGTGCAAAACTTAGAGATGTCGTAATTGCTGTAAGAGAAGACGAAAGAGGACACGCACAAGAAAATCATAGAATGGCAGACGTTATTAAGGAATCAAAATAATGTCAACTATAAAAATTATTAATAATCTACGTAATTCTAAATCAGATTATAATAACATGAAAGTATGGTCTGGATTTTTTTATGATAAAAAATTTAAATTACCAAAAGATCTATCATCTATTATAGTAGGAGAAAGAAAACAATACTTTTTAGATTATAAAATATTTTTAGATTATGATATTGATTTACAAACAATTGGAGAAGTACTACAAGCACTATATCCTTTTGTAAAAATTAATACAACTCCACAAGTTGCATACGCAGAATGTGAAACTGGATGGGAACTAGGACCACATGTACATGACAATAGTACGGCTTTGCACATGACTGTATTTTTAAATGAAAATGAAAATGAAGGATTATATGTGCATAATACAGATAAAAATTTTTATAATGATGCTGTATATGTTAAGAACATATATGACCATTGTTGTGTTTTTCCTTTTACTAACAACGAGTGGCACGGATTAAAAGGTGATAAAATTACTGGAATTAGAAAATTGCTTTATATTGATTGGCTGAAAGTATGATTAATAACAAATATGGTTATAGAGTAGTGTATACTGAAATTGATCCTGCTTTGTTTAATAAAGAATTTGACAATCCAGACGTATTTCCAGCAATGGATAAAATAAAACAATCTATAAAACAACATGGGATTGCTTGGCCCGTTTGTGCTACATATAAGAATGGATTTTATGATAATCATTTTATAGGCACACAAACAGGTAAAGAGCCAAAGGTAGGTCACGGTAATTCAAGAATAAAGGCCGCACTTGACCTTGGTATTAAAGTTCCTATAATTATTAGTGATTTTGAAAATAAATTTAGTGATCTTCCTGACTTTGATGAATCAGTACATATTAAGTCTCCGGCAAAAGGTCAGTATACACCATATGGATATTATTACGATCTTCCAACTTTTCGAGATAGATTTGATGAGTATGGAAATAATAATCCAGATACATCAAAATTAAAATTAGCTTTATGTGGGTGTAGTTGGGCAAGTGATTTTAATAGTGCTGATTATTCAAATAAAGAAATATTTGCAAATGAACAATTGTGGCAATATAATTTAGGATATCAACCTATTGTATATGCACGTCCTGGATCAACAAATTTAAAAATATATACGCAAGTCCAACATGCTATTGAAAATGGGTTTGATAAATGTCTAGTATTTTTAACATCGCCAACACGTATTAACATTGCTTGGCAAGAATCAGATGGTTGGTCTATAAATGACAAGTTTACATTAGGTAGAACTGAAGTTGTAAATGAACATTCTACAAAAGAAACAAAAGAATACATAGCAAAATACTATAATGAAGACTTAGAAATATTAAATTCTTTTATAATCACAGAAGCAATATATTGGAAATTAAAACAAACTGGAAAACCTTTTTACATTTTCACAAATGGTTTTACTCATTGTGTTCACAAAGATTGGAAAATTTTTGATCAACCAGAAATAATTCATGATGGTCCAATACATGTAGTCAAAAATAATCTTAACATAGGCCAAGAGGTACCAAATCATTTATCGATGACTGGCCAAGACTTGGCAAAAAACCTTGTATTATCCTATATAAACAAAAAAGGTTGACAAGATCAGTTTTTTGTAATATTATAATAAACATAACTTAACTTGTTAGAACTGGAGAAAAAGATGGGTTTACAAAATGTAAAAGTAAAAGGTGCTTCACAGTACAAGCTAGGAACTCAAAAACAGAGAATCCTACAGTACTATTGGGGTACAGGTTCGACTGTAACTAATAAGTCTTTAGTATCTAGATACAAAATCATGAAACCAACTGCAAGAATTTGTGAGTTGAGACAAGACGGTTTTGATATCAGATCACTAAGATTTGTTACAAGAGATACCAAAAGAAGTGCGGTAAAATATCGTATTATGCAAAGAAAAGTTGCCTAATTAGGCCACTTTATTATTAAAAGCCGGTAAAGTCCTTGATTTTGCTGGCTTTTTTTATGGCCAAAAAGAGGTTGACAATATCCTATTATATGCTATATTAATACTATGTTAAACACAAAAATAACAATAACAATAATTAGGAGGTGTAATTAACATGGCTGATATAAACACAAAGTATACATACGTTCTAGAAGCTCTTAGAGCTGACGGTAAAAAAGTAATGAGATTTACTAACAAGCCGGATAACAGAGCACAAGTTTTGGTTAACAATGGTTATAAACCCGTTGACGAAACTAGCAAAGTAGAGTTTATTAAACTTGAACTGCCAATGACAAAAGAAGAATATAAAACTTCTTTAAAGGCTAACGTAGCATAAATTCATGAAAGAGCCCCGCAAGGGGCTCTAGCAATGGAGGAAACAATGAAAAAAAATCTTTTAAAAACATTAGCAATAGGAACACTTGCAATAGCATTAACAAATTGTACTGCTACAACAGGTCAAACTTTAAGTAAAAAAGACACATATACTTTAGGTGGAGCAGTTGTAGGTGGTGTAATTGGTAATCAATTTGGTAGCGGAAGTGGTAAAGATGCCGCTACTATTTTAGGCGTAATACTTGGTTCACAATGGGGTTCAAATGTTGGAGCCAAATTAGATCATTATGAAACACTTAAACATGAACAATCTGCCTATCAAGCATTAGAATATCACAAAGATGGTCAAACAGTAAAATGGTCAAATCCAAATACTGGACATAAAGGTGGTATTATGGTAACTGATACATACTATATTGAAAACGGACAAATACCTTGTCGTTCATTTATCCAAGAAGTACAAATTGGTGCAAGAATGGAACGAAGTGAAGGTATCGCTTGTAGAACAGCATCTGGTAAATGGGAACTTATGAAAGATCCCAGAGTAAAGATTGAAAATGGTATGCAACTTACTAATGATAAAGGCCAATATATGCTAACACCGGTTGGTGTTGGTTGGAATTAACTTCCAATAAATTCTTCCCTAGCAAAAGGTTCTCTAGTTGGGAACCTTGTTAGGATAGTTGATAACTTCTCAGTATTTCTATTTCCAGTTGTAGTATCTCTCGTATAAAGAGTATTTGTAAAAAATAAATTTCCATCAGCATCAACCTTAGCAGTTAATCCGCTATATGTTGTTGCACTTGCGGCCACAGGACCGTTCATATGTATTTCTGTTGCAGTTTCATTATGATTACCTGCACTTTTAATTTCAGTATTACCTGAAGAATTATTTACTTTAATAGCAGATAGATAATTTGCTGATGATTGTAAGTGAAACTCTTTTCCTGATGTTATTGTTGTTGCGTCCACAGTTTTAATATTTAAAGCACCTGCAACATCTAAATTAAATGCACCGTTAACACCCGGCAAAATACCAGTAGTATCACTTGGCTGTCCTGTTGCAGTTGTTTGTGTAGTTCTAACATTAATATCTCTACCTGATTCTAAATTTAAATCTCTATCTGCTCTTATATTAATGTCTTTGTGTGAACGTATACTAATTGAGTCATTTGCCCATACATCTATTTTACCAGCATCGTCCATTTCAATCCAGCCAGTACCTTTTTTATTAATAATATAAACATTGCCATTGGTTTCATCTAATAGTATTTGAGCACCTGACTTTGTTCTTAATCTAATTAATTTTTGATCTCCATCGTCCATTACAAATTGATTTGCATCTGGAGTTAGTATACCAAAAACTTTTGACGGGGATTCTCTTCTAGCTGATGAATCAGTTAATCCTCTTTTTGAATCTTGTTCTAAACCTTGCTCTTTTAAACCATTAAAATGTTCAGTGTGAGTTGGTCTACTTACATTGTCTACTGGTTTGCCTTCAGCTTCAATTCTATTAACTGACCAGTCTATGTTATTTGCCTCATCTGACGCTTTATTATATTCTGCTACTGGAACTTCTAAAAACTTTTCATCAGATGTAAATGTTTTAGAACGTGCAATACCTGGCACCATATGGTTCATCATTGATTGGAACATACACCCAACAACAACCCCTTTAGCAATGTCACCATTGATAAACATAACTAAAACTCTATTTCCAACATCTGGCGGAACCATCCACATACCATAACTTTTCTGTGTACCACCAAATGTCTTATCTGGATCTTTTTCTCCGTCTAATGCTTCGCCAGTTGCAACTGTATTATTAATGTTTGTTGCTCCTGCAAAAGGTGATGTCCATTGTACAGTGATATTTAAATGTGACTTACCGTCTCTTTTTTCGTTATCATCTATAAAGTCTATAGGAACATTATGGTTAACTAAACGTACTTTAAGTCTACCATTTTTTTGTATATCAGCTGAATGTACAACTATTGCTTCGTATATTCCTTCGTACTTATGGACACTTCCTAATTTCTTTTGTGCATCTGAAAGAGGATTTCTTATGCTTGATATTGATGATGATTTAAATGTTGCCATGTTATACTTCTCTTATCATGTTTAACTTACTTATGTCAGTTATAAATGCTTCTTTAACACCTCGAATATTCTGAGTAAATTGTCCGTTTTCAAATCTATGTGTTACAGTAACAACAGCATATACTCCGTTTAACATTTGTTCACCTTGTTCGTCTCCTGGACGTGCAATTCCTGTTTTTGGATCTGGTTCTCCAGCACTTGTGATTGCTCTAAATAATAAGTAATTTTCACCTTCATACATACTCATAGTCATATCATCTGCAGGATCTCTTTCACTTTCTAACCAAAATACGTCACCTCGAATATCCATATCCATATAAACCATATCAGCTGAGAAGTCACTTAATGTTGCTTCTAGTACAGCATCAAAGTGTCCTTTACCAGCTGACTCATTGTCAGCATTAAATTTACTTGCAAATGCATCTGGCGATGAACCCCACATAACNTGAAATGGTTTTTTACTACTGTCAACAGCATCAACAATATCTTGTCTATCNATAAGTTCAGCATACATGTCAGCAGTTATGCCATCTAATAAAATATTATTACCACCAACATCTGCATTTTGTACTGCTTTTGTCATATCTAATCTAGTAGGATTTTGATATACTGGATGATTATTTGGTTGGTTTACATACTCTAAATTCTGAGCTGTTTTTATTGTATTTTCGTCACCTTCAAATGTACCTGATTCAATTCCTTCAACATACAACTCTAGTAATTGTTTTCTATCTTGTTTAAATTTATCAAACTTATCTGCTAATGCTTCAGTTCTTTCTTCTACAGTCATATCTTTATCAAGAAGATCTGCTTTTTGTTTTGTGTATGCTTTCCATGATGCGTTAACAGCCGCTCTTTGCTTATTAAATTTTACTAATACTTCTGATGATTTCTTAACTTTTACTTTAGTTGATGCTTGATCTAAACCAGCAAACACACCTCTATAACTGTGTAAGGCAAAAAAGAAATAGTTATTATATTTTATATCAAATCTTAATACTTTATCGTTTAATCCAGTAAACAAATAATCGTAACGTTTACTCATTGCTCTATATGGTCTGGATTTACTTTTAGAAAGATCGCCCATCATTATAGCTTTAATTTTTTCGTTTTCAACTAGTATTGGATCGTTCCAAGTTCCTGGTAATATTTCAGGACGTATAGTTGGAAACATTGAAATTGTATAAATGTATGTTCTTGCATATTCATTTCTTAAAAGATCCCAAGCAATATTTACAGTGTCAACTTTTATATGAAAGATATATTTAACATAACTATCTATTTCTTTTGCATCTGATGTATCTGGATCTGCACTTTCTTTTAATCCTTTAGCTAATCGTTGTAATACTTTACTGTGTGATAATCCAAATTCTAAAATTCTATCAATACTAGTTCCTTCTGGAATTCTAAACATTTTTTTATTTTTATCAAACTGTACAGCATCAGATAATTCTGTTGTAACATTTTCCAATGTGTCAGTATCAAGTATTTCAGAATCTCCAATCATTTTTTGTGCGTAATCATCTAGTTTAATTACATACTCATCTAGTATACTTTTTTCAATTGCTAGTTTATCTAATTCGTTTTCATTTAAAACATCTTGTAAAGCATTAACCATTGAATTAACTTTTTGTAAATTATTTAACTGTAAAGGTCTATCAGTTTGATAATGGTCTGCTCTAATGGCTTTATCGCCAGCCCTTGCGGCTCTTATAACATATTGTGCTCCATTAGTATCAACCTGTGCATCAACTGATACAATTTCAATTAAAAACTGTCTTTCTGTTTGTGGAATTGGATTTACAATTTCTCCAGCGGCCCCTAAACTACTTCCTGGTGGTATCCTACCAATGAAATGTAGTTCTAATAGATAGGTTGCTTTTAATCCATCTGGTATACCTAGTGCCATTGCGGCGTTAACTAATGTATCTGTAAATGAAGCATTTAATGGTTGTAAAATATTTAATGTAAAGTCTACTGCACCTGTAAGTCTTTTACCATTATTAACTGGACCTGCTGTGGTTTGTATTTCTGCACTATTAAGTGTTAATACAGATCCCCCAGTTTCAGCAATAATCATTCTTACATCAGCTGGTGACCAATTTTTAAAACCATCGTCTGTATAATTTCCTTTGTTAATATGTGTTTGAGCACTAATTGTATCTTGTTCAGAAAGCATACTTAACTTCCAATGGTACGTAGGAGTGTCGTAATCTAAAAGTAAATTTCTTTTATAATGTGCTTTGTATTTGTCTTGTGGTTTTTTATTTGCTTCGTACACTTCTTCTGCAACACTGGCATCTCCACCCACATCTTTATATATAAATTTTTCATTTTTCTTTTTTCCAGTATAGGCTTCATCTGATGTAAATGCCTGTTTTGCTTCTTTTCTTTTTTGCTGGGCATAAACTTCTTCAGCAACATTGGCATCTCCGCCTACTTGTTTGTAATAATTTTTATCACCGGATTGTAATAAACCAGAATCTGTTTTAAATTTTGAATATTCGTCAGTAATTTCATCTTCCAAATTTGGAGAATTTTTACTAACTGCTTCATCTGATAATATTGTTGATCCGCTAACATCCATCATGTCTATAATTTCTTTATCAGCAAGTGTTTCTGCAACAATTCCTTGAGTAGTAGCGTCGATAAAGTTTTTAGGTAGAGTTGTCTGGTCTAACGTACCTTCATTAGACTTTTTTACAAATGTTTCTTTCATGGACAATCCGTTCCATGATTCTTCTTCGCCAGTTACAACTACTTTAGGATCTAGTTTCTTTTTTTGTTTAGTAGGTTTAGTATTTTCGTCGCCGGAACCAAACTTTTCGTTGCCGGAACCAAACTCAATAGTGATTTCTGGTTTTACATTTTCTGCAAGTGCTACGTCTTTACCTTCTTTATTTTTAAAAAAGATACCGTCGCCTGTTTTTGTTTTTATATTACTCATGAGTTTACCTCACATTATCTAACTTTGGTAACTTGATAGTTGTTCCTGTTTTAAAGTCTTGTATTGGATCAATTAGTTCATCTTTGTTTCTCATTGAAAATATCCACCAATATCTTGAATTTCCATATAACTCATATGCTAGTAGATCCGGTCTCATATCATATTGAGATGTAATTGTAAATGATTCATCAGTAGGATCTTGAACAACATATCGAGGAGTCATTAAGTTAAGATAATCACCTGTTATTTTTGATTTGCTATAAGGACTTTGTTTACTATACTGTGACATTAATAATAACCTTTATCTAGTAAACGACCTTTTCTAAATTCTTCTAAGTTAAATTCGTTTCTAATTTGACTAGGATTTGGTGCAACCATAACATCAACAAATATGTTTAGTACTAGTGGTACATAAGAATTTGCCAACATTTCATCTAAAACAGGAGATGATGTTCTTTGATCGGCAACTTGTTTAGTTTTTACTGGAACATAGTCAACATCTTGATCTAATCCAAATGCTACTGTTCTAACATACACAGGTGTGCGATTAAACATAGCATCACCATAAGCACTGAAGGCCAATTTTGGTGGAGGTGTTCCTCTATTGTCATCAGTTAATCCAAAATTTGATTTTGATACTACTCTAAAAAAATGTATTGCGGCCATCATGTATTCAGCTTCTTCTTGTGTGTGAGCTCCAAATACTCCAGTTACTGTGGCTGTTGGTGATGATGTTTTTTGATATGCAAAATAATCATAATTTGTATGAGCTAGTTCATAATTACCATACCCAACGTTTGCATGTTGTACTTGAATCATTGGCGTATATGGAAACATTAATCCTTGTGTTTTCCACAAAGGACGCAATATATTATCGTTAGAATTAGGACCAAGAACTAAAGCCATAGACTTATAATCTTTGCCCATTGGTTGAATTTTTGCTCTATAATCTTTTGCCATGTTTGTTTCCTAGTTATAGTATTATTTATTGAAATAATTAAGTACGTATATTATAAAAAATGTGCTTGACATTGAATGTTAATTCGTGTAGTATTAGTTGTATATATAAGGAATTTTAGTGTGGCGAAAAGAATAAATTATTTAAACAACAAAGATATGTTGGCAGAAATACATAAGAGTAAAACCTCTTATTGTTTTTACAAAAAACCAGAATATGCAAGTTACGACATTATTTTAAGTGATGTAGCTAAAATTAATAGACTATCTATATCACAAGCACGTAAAAATCGTGCTGAACGTATGCTTCAAATCAAAACAGATGAGCTTGGCTTAAAAAGATCACAATATGATGAATATAGGGTTGATCATTTAACTATTCCTGTAACTGATTTAGTATTTAGAATTATGACATATGAGCATATTCCAGAAGAACCAGGAAGAAAATTAAATCCAAAAACAGTAGCAGATACAAAAGTTAAATTAAACTTTCCACCATTTAAACATTATAAATTAGATAAAAATAATAAACCATATGAAGTTGGAAAGAGTCATTATGCAGGACATAATCAATTTAATTTAGAGCATGGTAAAATAACACCTAAACTAGCAAATATGTTTATTAAACTTTGTCATCGATATGGTACACGAGCTAACTGGCGAGGTTATACATATAATGATGAGATGCAAGGTCAGGCTTTGCTACAGTTATCACAAATTGGATTACAATTTGACGAATCTAAATCACAAAATCCATTTGCATATTATACAGCAACAATTACAAATTCATTTACAAGGGTGTTAAACATGGAAAAGAAAAATCAAAACTTACGTGACGATTTACTTGAACAAGCTGGTGCTATGCCATCGCTTACAAGACAGATGCAACATTCAGATCAAATGGATAAATTAGAACAGACACAAAAAGAAGAAAAAGCTAAAAAGTAATATGGCACAATTTTTTAAGAAAGCGGCCTGCTTTACCGATATACACTTCGGTATGAAAAATAATGCACGTCAACACAATATTGATTGCGAAAACTTTGTTACATGGTTTATTGACGAAGCAAAGAAACGTGGGTGCGAAACTTGTATTTTTTTAGGTGATTGGCATCATCAAAGATCGAGTGTTAATGTTTCAACATTAAATTATTCTGTATCTAATTTGAAAAGATTAGGCGAAGCATTTGAAAAGGTTTATTTTATTGTTGGTAATCATGATTTATTTTATAGAGATAAACGTGAAATATCATCAGTAGTATTTGCTAATGAAGTTCCTAATGTACATGTAGTTGATGAATGGATAGTTGAAAATGATGTTGCAATTATTCCATGGTTAGTTGGCGATGAATGGAAAAAAGTACAAAAAGTAAAATGCAAATACATGTTTGGTCATTTTGAATTACCACATTTTAAAATGAATGCTATGGTAGAAATGCCAGATATTGGAACCATAAGAAGTGATCATTTTAAAAATGCAGGACATGTGTTTACTGGACACTTTCATAAAAGACAACACTCTGGAAACATATCCTATATAGGTAATCCTTTTCCGCATAATTTTGCAGATGTATGGGATGACGATAGAGGTGCAATGTTTCTTGAATGGGATAAACAACCAGAATATAAAATATGGATGGATGCACCAAAGTACAGATCAATTGATTTAAGTAAACTACTTGAAGATCCAGAAACCGTTTTAGAACCAAATTCGTATATAAGAGTAAAAGTAGATTTGGATATTTCATATGAAGAAGCAAACTTTATAAAAGAAAATTTTGCACAAAATTATCAAATTAGAGATCTTGCTCTTATACCACAAAAAAAAGAAGAACATGCACAAGATGTTAAAGGCGAAGTTATATTTGAATCAGTAGATCAAATAGTAACTAACCAATTAGCAAAAATTGAATCAGATTCATTTGACAACGCAGTATTAGTAGAATTGTATCACAGACTATGATAAAAATTAAAAACATAACCGTAAAGAATTTTATGAGTGTAGGTAATACCACACAAGCCGTAAACTTTGCACATGATGGTTTAACCTTAGTGCTAGGTAACAATTTAGATTTAGGGGGTGAAGGTTCACGTAACGGTACAGGTAAAACTACACTTATTAATGCTCTCAGCTATGCTGTATATGGCCAGGCTTTAACAAATATTCGAAAAGATAATTTGGTTAACAAAACTAATAATAAAAATATGTTAGTTACTGTTGATTTTGAGAAAGACGGGCACAGTTATAGAATTGAGAGAGGTCGTAAGCCTAATAAGTTCCAGTTCATTGTTGATGATGCAATCGTTAACGAACAAGGAACCGACGAAGCCCAAGGAGAAAATAGGCTTACTCAGGAAGAGGTGTTAAGGGTTTTTGACATGAGTCACACAATGTTCAAACATATAGTTGCCCTTAACACTTATACTGAACCATTTTTAGCCATGAAGGCAAATGATCAACGATCTATTATTGAAGAATTATTAGGTATATCAAGATTAAGTGAAAAAGCAGAACGATTAAAAGAATTAATGCGTGAAACTAACGAAGATATGAAGTCTGAACAAGCACGTTTAGAACAAGTAAAGATTTCAAATGAAAAAATGGAAGAAACAATCCGTAAGTTTCATATTAGAAGTATTGGTTGGGAAGAGTCACATAAAAAGGCTATTGCAGAACTTACTAATGGTATTACAGAATTAGAAAAGATAGATATTGATGCAGAAATACAGCAACACAAATTGTTATCGCAATGGCAAGAGCGTTCGCAAAAAGTTAAATCGTATGAACAAAATTTAAACTTTAATAAAAGTAATTTAAGCTCTGTACAAGAACTTTTAGAGTCTTTAAGCACACAGTTAAGCACACTTGAGGGTAAGCAATGCCCTATGTGTGAACAAGAACTGCACACAGACAAGCATACACACTTGGTTGATGATATTAAAACACAGCATACAGCTAAAATTGAAGAACAAACACAAATTGAAGCAACAATTAATTCAATTGCAAATCAAATTACCGAACAGGGCGATTTAGGCGAACAGCCATTAACAGCATATGGATCAATTGATGAAGCATACGATCATAGACAAAATCTTGCAGAGTTAAGTAATCAACTTACAAGTGAAAAGCAAAAAGAAAACCCACACACAGAACAAATTGAAGAATTAAAAATAAAAAATATCGAAGAAGTAAATTATGCACAAGTTAATGCATTACAAAAGTTGAAAGATCATCAAGACTTTTTATATAGATTATTAACATCAAAAGATTCGTTTATACGTAAAAAAATTATTGATCAAAATTTACTGTATTTAAATTCAAGATTAAATTACTACTTAGATAAAATTGGACTACCGCATGAAGTAGTATTTAAATCAGATTTAAGTGTAGAAATTACAGAACTAGGTAGAGAATTAGACTTTGACAATTTAAGTAGAGGTGAACGTAACAGATTAATTTTAGGATTAAGTTGGGCATTTAGAGATGTATACGAATCAATGAATACATCATTAAACTTATTATTCATCGATGAACTTGTTGACTCTGGAATGGATACCATGGGTGTTGAGTCAGCTATGGGTGTATTGAAAAAAATGTCTAGAGAAGGTGGTAAAAATATATTCCTTATTTCGCACAGAGATGAACTAACTTCAAGATGCTCCAATGTGCTTAACGTAGTCAAAGAAAATGGATTTACATCTTTTGCAACAGATATAGAAACTATCGATCATAAAACACATAAAGAATTGTTTGCAAAAGATCATGAGCACGATACAGTTAGCGCCTAGTACACTAGCATATAGATTCGAAAGTCCTGGCAAATATGCCATGTCAACTTATGTTGATGCTAATCATGACTTTGATATATTAGAGTTTAATGCTTATAAAGATCAGCCATACCATTTATATCCAGAATTTAAGCATATCCAAATAAAAAAATTAAAAAATAGAAAACGTAGGATTATGATTTCTCATGTAAGAGAAAGATTAAACCCAGATAGTAAAATATTAAAAGCTCATGCAGTCTTTATCGATTGGTTAGTACAAAGTGAAATATGTACAGCACAGCAAATAGTATATGTAGTTGGCTGTCAAGATGAATTTGATTTTATCGAGTCATACAAAATGGCTTGTTCTGCAGAAAATGTTTTTAGACACAGAATAAATGTAGTTGCTTATCCACACTTTGAAACCGATGCAGTCTGGAGATACTATCAAGGAGAAATAAAATTAGCAAATAAAAACTTTGATGAATTACAAAATTTTGTTAAAAACGAGTTCTTATTTCTAAATGCAAAAATCCAAAAAACAAATAGGTTAAACCTCGCAGTAAGGTTACATAACAATGATGTACTAAGGCACGGTGTATGGTCGTTAAACACGTCTTATACGGTACAAAATTTATATCCTAGAGTATCTCATTTAATAACAAAATACGACTTTGATTGGTTCTATAGTAAAATTCCACATAGTCCGGATAATATTAAATATGATTCTCAAGCAGATCATTATTTAGGATATCCTTTTGATCATACGTTATATGAAAAAACAAAGTATAGTATCGTTGCCGAAACTCATGTTGAAAATCAAGATCCTTTTATGATTACTGAAAAGACTGCTCGTACAATAATTAATAAACATCCATTTATAATAGCGTCTACTCCAAGATTTTTAGAAAAGCTTCGAGCAAGAAAATATGAAACTTTCGGAATGTTATGGTCTGAAGATTATGATTTAGAATTTGACGATGAAAAACGTATGCAGATGATAGCCGACACTGTCAAGTACATTTATAATAATCCAATTGATTGGGTACAAGCATATAGAATTTCTAAAGACAACTATAGCAAATTACAAAGAAGATACGACGACGCAGTAAAGAAACTAATACAAGTTTTATAAAATATCCATATACACAAATTAAGGATTCTAAAAAATTTATTTTAGAACTTGATAAACTATTTTAATAATCACAATAGGTAACTGACTTACGTCAGTTAGTATTATTGTTAACTAACGTTAACAATCTTTTTATTCTTTTCTATAAGGTAATTATAAAATACTATCAAGATACACTGTATCGTATCATACAGAATCAGTCATGACTCACCCAGTTACGGGTGAGTGGTAACTTCGCATCATACGAGATCACGCCATTCTAACTTTACAGTCCTACGGAAGTGGTTGGCCGGTACTCCCATCAACTGCGTCTCATCCAACGGAACCAATATGTGTAAAATAAGTTAGCACTACACATATGGCTGGGGTTGTATCTTTTTCACAGTAGCTTCATCATTTAGCAGATATTAGCCTAAAGTTTGCAACGTCAGATTCACCACCTTTGTCTCGGCGCATTTCTGAGATATAATTATCAGTGTTGTTGCTATATAGTAGATGTTAGCCTAAAAGAGTTATTATTCTTGGTAGATATTAGCCTTATTAAATAAAGTATACGATTGATTGCACCCAAAAGTCAACCAGAATTATAAAAGTTGACTATTTTTTTATTTGGTTGTATACTAAAACAATGAAACAAGTGCTTATATCAAACATTAGAGGCGAAGATGAATATGGACAACCAATATTCATTGATAGGATATATGGGTCAGGACCGACACAACGTTTAATACAAAAAGACGCAACAATATATCAAGGAGCATTAACTAAACGTAGGATTATAATAAAAAGACAATCTGGAGAAGGTAATTTTACTTCGCATGTATGGGAAACAAGTGATGGCAGATGGTTTGATAATGGTGGTATGCCGATTGAGAAACCTAAGCAGTTAGAAAATGATAAAAATGAAGAACAGCAAGAAACAACAGAAACATCAAGCACTGATGGAAATACTGAAACATGATTACAATGATAAAAAGTACAAGCCAAAAGACATTAAACATTTTTCTGATATAATGCACAATATAAAACTAACATTGTTAAAAAAGGTTATTAAAAAATGAGTGGAGCAAAGTCAAAAAACAAAGGCAAAACATACGAAAGAGATGTTGCTAATTTTTTAAGCCAATTGTATCAAGAGTCATTTACAAGAGTACCTTATAGTGGTGCATTTGTTGGCGGCAAAAATATTATAAGAACAGAAACACTTTCTGAAAATCAAACAAGAGGATTCAAAGGTGATATTATTCCACCTGATTCATTTCCACTATTGGTTATTGAGGCAAAAAATTATGGTGAACTACAATGGCATAATCTTGCACTTGGTAAAGAAGTAAAACAGTTAGATAGTTTTATTGTACAGTCACAAGAGTCATGCGAAGAAAATGATAAATGGTTATTGTGTGTTAAAATATCAAGACAAGGTGAATTTGTACTTTGGGATCCAAAACAATGGAACAATCTAAAACATACTAAAGATTATAAACAATTCCATTACATTGAATACAAAGATTTTTGGCAATTAAATTCAGATGCTGTTAAACAGCAATCTCATTAAACAACTACTTGTCCAGACTTTTTAAATCGCTCGGCATTTTCACCGACAAATTTAATTAAGTCATTTCGATCGACTTCGGAAAGAGACCATGCTTCTTCCCAAGTAAGGGAACCACGCATGTACCAACAGATTTCGGTTATCTGTTGTTTTATAGTATCACGTTCTTTAGCCAACTTTTCAAAGTAGACATTTATTTGGTCAGGCTCAGCCTTTAAGAGCCAACTGCGAAAAAATCCGTAGGATTGAAATCAATTTCTGATGTCCATACATTGCCACATGTTTCTTTGCCGCAAGTCATTTCAATTTTCTTATCGATATCTAAACTATTAATTTTTGCAAGTACTTCGTCAATTTGTTTCGCCGCATTTGAATCTATGTTTTGGATAAACGCAAATATTTCATTTGGGTCACTAACTTCGTCACCTTCTGGTGTAACAACTTTGATAATACTTCTACCTAATAACGATACGCTCATATCTGCCATTCTTCTAAAACTCTTATTATAAATTGACATACTTTCAGAATTAATTTCTTTTTCCTGTGTCAAATTTTGAAGTGTTTTAGTTTCGTCAAATGCCGCCAATGCCGCTTCTGTCTGCATTGAAAAAGTATATGGTCTAACATATACAGTTACTCCTGTATCTAATTTTACAGGATACTCTGAATCAAGCAATTTAGCAGTTGGTAAAATATTTCTTAAATTAACAACTCCTCTAGATTCAGTTTTACACTTAGGACAAGTTGCACTTACTTCATGCTCTTCTCCTGTGGTAGCAATTTTAATGGCAATTAACAATGTATCAATATCAGTAATTGGCATGTCTTTTGGTTCTTGAATACCTGGAACACAACTTTTAATTGCTGATGTTACTGCTTCTCCGTTAAGTAATGCATCTGGATTTTTGATCATAGTTTCATCACGGCCAGTCATAGCCATAACAGCTAGTTCTCCACCCATTGCTGATTCTACTTCAGGATTAAATGCACCCTGACTCGGAACACGAACATACAGTTTTGGTGCTCTATAATATTTTGATAATTTGTTTTCACTCATGTTTTTATTTCCTATTATATACGTATATAACTTTAACGATAAATATTTATGTAATAGTAGTACTTATCTACTTAATTATATGGGTATTTAATGAAAAATGGCTGACGGCGACAAAATTACTATAGATCAAATAAATTGGGACGATTCTGGTCTTCCTAAATGGGCCACTGAGGAAACGCAAAAAAAGATTGCAGTAGCCTTAGGTGCAATGAAGAAATCTGACACAAAAGATTCAAAAGAACAAGAAAAACAAACAAAACACTTAAAAGACGTAGTTGCTAGGATTGAACAACTTAATAAAAATAGTTCAGAAAATTCAAAAAAACTAGTTACACAGTTGAATAAAAAAGGTGGAGATTATACTAAAGATTTAGTTAAAAAGAATGTGTCAACACCATTTAAATCAGTAAACATGGCAGTACAACGATTTGCTGGCAAGCTAGGAATAGCTGGTGCTGTAATTGGTGGCTTTGCCGCGGCAGTTGGTTTTGTTATTGGAAGATTAAAACAGTTTTCAGATTCATTTAGACAAGTATTTGCAATGGGCTTTAGAATGGAACAAGGTTCATTAGGATTAGCAAAAGCGGCAGTGGCGGCTGAAATGGGTATTGCACAATATACAGAATTACTTGGAAAGTTTTCAACGTCAGTTGGTATTATTGGTGCCCAAGCATTTTCAGATTTAAATGTACAAATTAGAGATAACTTACAAGCTCAAGGTATGTTGGGTATGAGTCTAGCAGAGTTGACTGAATACACTGGTGACTTTATGGACCAATTAAGAACAGCAAGTATGCTTGGTGGAAAAAGTAATGACCAATTAGAAGAGATGGTTGTGAGATATGCACAGAATATTACAGCATTTTCACAGTTAGCAAATGTAAGTAGAGATCAAATTGCGGCAGTTATTAAAGGATCAACGGCTGTTGAAGCATTTACAAATAAACTAAATGTGTTACCAGCAATAGTACAAGACAGAGTACTTAGAGCCGCACAAACAGTAACAGGTATGTTTGCAGGACTTGGTACTGAGTTTGGTGATCAACTTGCAACAACATTTACAACTGCATACGGTCGAGGTGGATTATTTTTCACAGAAGCTGGTAGAGAATTATTAGCAGTAAATAGAAAATTATATAACTCATTAAGTTCACTAATTGATAATATAGATAGTTTAGACGATCAAGGTGCCGCAAAAGCAACTAGTCAACTAATAACAGAAATTGCAAATACATCTGATGCTGAAAGAGAAAGATTAAGTCTTATTGAACGTTCTAACACACAGTTCTCAGGCGCGGCAAGACAACAAATTGCACTGATTAATCAAGTTCAAGAGATACAGAAAAAAGGTGCATTAGAACAGTACAAAGATTTACAAAAATTAAGACGAGAATCACAGATTGACAAATTATCTGTAGCATTTATAAACTTTGAACGTGTTACTGCAAAATTATCAGTTGCGTTTAACAAATTCTTTACTGAACTGTTTGGCAATGATAGAATACTAGGTGCAATAAGTGGAGCAATGGAACGTATTACTACTATGGGTATTGACCTTGCAAAAAAACTTGTAGAAAATGCAGGTTCAATTGCAAATAAAATTGCTAATCTTGTTAATAGATTTATGAATTTTATTGGCGAGTTCCAAGGTTTAACTTTAGGTCAAGCAATGATTAAAGCATTGGCGGCACCTTTAGCATTAATGGCAGACATGATTACTGGAGCAATCATAAAAGGAATGAAACTAGCATTACCAGGATTTGCAGGCGGTGCCGGTACAATTCACCAAGCCAACATGTCCATGGGCGAAAATCAAATTAGATCATTAACTGGCGGCGGCGCTCTAGCAAACGCAGGAATGTTTAATGAAAGTTACCTTAAAAGATATTCAAAAGAAGGTAGAACTAGAATGTCGTTTGATAATGACATTGTATCAGGTGTACAAAATGAATTACCACCAATGTTGGCAAAACAGTTTGCAAGTATGTTTCCTAAAGGAGACATCGAGACTGGTGAAGTTCTTCAAACTAGAAAAGGTTCTTTTGATGCTATGCTTAAAAAAGTTAACGAATCAGGCAATCAACAATTAATAGATGCACTTCGTGACATATTAACACAACAAGCAGTAACATATCTTGATGTAAACAAAGCACAACTTGACGAAAGTATAGGTTACAAAACAGTTGGGGCAAGCGGTGCAGATATTGTTGCATCAATGAATGACAGTGCTAACAATATGGGCACTAATAATAAAGCTACTTCTACAGACATGCTAGATCCAGAACGTTTATCACAGGCTAAAATGCGTGTAATGAATCAATATCTTCCAATGACAGGATCAAGTGATCCAACAAAAACGTCAGAAGGTGAATTTTATAGTACATCAATTAGATTATTAAGTGCAATTGCTAGTAATACTGGTGGTACTAAAAAAGCAGTTGATGAAGTAAATGGTGGGTAGGCCAGAATATATTGGTTGCAATCATAATTAAAATACTATATAATTTACATAAATAACTGCATAAAAGGCACGTATACAAATGAGTTGGAAAAAACACTTTACTACATATGAAAATAAACTAGGACAGCAAAGTCCAGTAGGTAGTTCATTTGGTGAAACATCAAATTCAAAATACAGCTCATGGCTACCAGAAGTATATGCAGGTCAGCCAAATCGTATTGAGCGTTATTATCAATATGATCAAATGGATCTTGACACAGAAATAAATGCGGCACTTGATACTATTGCAGAATTTTCAACTCAAAATGACCCAAAGACAGGTGTTCCATTTAAAATCTTTTATAAAGACAAACCAACTGATACAGAAACAGAAATTTTAAATCAATCAATCAAACAATGGGCAAGTGTTAACGATTGGGATAAAAGATGTTTTAAACTTTTTAGAAATGTAATCAAGTATGGTGATCAGGTATTAGTTAGAGATCCAGAGACATATAAATTACTTTGGGTTGATCATGCAAAAATTGAAAAAATAGTTGTTAATGAAGGTAAAGGTAAAAAGCCAGAAGCATACTTCATTAGAGATTTAGATTTAAATTTACAAAATTTAAACTTAACAACAATGAGTCAATATCAGTACACGGCTCCAACAGCATACCAAAGTGGTAATATGCCGTTTAGCGGTGATGCAAAATACAAAGGTATGACTAGCGGAACTACAACTTCACAAGCTGGTAGATTTAATATGGAAGTAATGACAACACCTGTTGATGCTTCACATATTGCACATATATCATTGTCAGAAGGCATGGATAGATTTTGGCCTTTTGGTACTTCAGTACTAGAAGCAATATTTAAAGTGTACAAACAAAAAGAATTATTAGAAGATGCTATTATTATTTACAGAGTTCAAAGAGCACCAGAACGTAGAGTGTTTTATATTGATGTAGGTAATATGCCTAGCAATAAAGCAATGGCATTTATTGAACGTGTTAAAAATGAAATACATCAAAAACGTATTCCAAATAAAACAGGTGGTGGCGCAAACATTATGGATGCCGCTTATAACCCATTATCACAAATTGAAGATTACTTTTTTGCACAAACGGCTGAGGGTAGAGGATCAAAAGTTGAAACATTACCAGGCGGTCAAAACTTAGGTGAAATTGACGACTTAAAATACTTTAATAATAAGTTGATGAAAGGTTTAAGAATTCCATCAAGTTATTTGCCATCATCCCCAGATGATGCCGGTTCGGCATTTACTGATGGTAGAGTTGGTACAGCATACATACAAGAATTTAGATTTACAAAATTTTGTCAACGTTTACAAACAATGGTTATGCCTGCTCTTGATAGAGAATTTAAAATGTTCTTAAAGCATAGAGGTATTGAAATTGATTCAGGATCATTTGAAATACAATTTAATGAACCACAAAACTTTGGCAAGTATAGACAAGTTGAAATTGATAATCAAATGGTTAGTATCTTTACACAGGTACAGCAAGTTCCATTTATTTCTAAACGTTTTGCAATGCAACGTTATCTTGGACTTGATGAAGGCGAAATTTACAAAAACGAAAAACTCTGGGCAGAAGAAAATGCTAATGCTACTGAACCACCAGCACAAGGTGACGATGTAGGAGGTGGAGGCCTTTCAGATGTAGGAGCGGCACCAATGCCAGCTTCAGATGATACTGAAGGATTAGATGATGCACCTGCTGGCGATGCCGGCGACGCAGGATTAGATTCACCACTAACACCAGATACAGACACTACACCAGAACAATAAACTACACAAGATAATGTTAGATTTATCTCGTACATTAATTAATGTAATTGACATTTGGGACACTGATCAAATATCTTTTGATAATTTGTCTAAAGAAAGCATTGAATTAATAAAACAAGATATGTGTGAATTTTCTAAATTTTTGTCAATAAAATTAGATAGCTATAAAAAACAAGGAGCACATATTAATATAGCAATGCATCATCATTCACCAAATCCGTTTTTTACATTTTTAACAGATAATAAAAATGATTTAAATTTTATGGAAGATCCTAAACTTCTAAAAAAATACATGGATGACAATCAGTTAACACAATTAATCATATGTGGAGCTCACTTATTTAAATGTATATCAGATCGACCAACAGGGTATATTAAAATGAAAACAATAGTTCCAAATACCAAAATAGCTATAACTTTATGTAGGGCACTACCGCAAGATGTATTTTCAAGCTCACCATATCCTACAATAGATTTAGTTTACCTTTGATTATAAATAACATAACAAAGGTATTGTTATGAAAATTTATGAAATCAGCAAAACAGACTTATATTCATTAGAACCTATTGAAGAAGGTGCTAGTCAGATATTTGGACGTACTGGTAGATCACAATCAAAAGGTAAAGCAAGAATTACAACACAACGTTTTAGATGTCCTACAGGACCTAGAAAAGGACGTATTGTTGCTAATCCAAGTACTTGTAACAAACCATTAAATATCAAGCAAAGTACTAAAATGAAAAATACACGACAAGCAAAAGGTAGTATACACGGTGCAAGATCTTCATATACTAAAAAATACAGTCAAGCATCGCAACGTGTAAAACGTGCAAATATGGCACTTAAAGCTCGTAGAGGCAAAAGGTAAATAAAAGTATGCGTTATATTGAATTAAAAGAAAACTATTTTCCAGAGCATGACCATTATCATATGGCTCATATCAGTGATGGTCGTAAAACACGTCTTACATTAAAACACCTTAACAAATTGCGTAAAGTACGTGAAATGCGTAAAGCAGATCAAGAAAAAAACAAAGAATTTGTTGCTACAATGTACGCACAACCGCCTGCAATGTAATAATATTAAGTTATTATTACAAAACGAGTCAAAATACAGGTATTTCCTACTAATTTTCCTATAATTATGTAAATAATATATACGTTTGTACCTTATACAGGTATCTAAACATATTACTAGTAATATATTAGGAGATTAACACTATGTCTACTACAAAGTCAAAACTAGAACAAGTTCTAGAATATCTAGTTAACAACGAGTCAGATAAAGCTCAAGAGCTTTTACATGATGTAATTGTTGAGAAAGCTAGAAAAATACATGAAGAGTTGATCGAAAACCAAACTGACGAAATCGAAGAAGATTTAACTACTGAAAACACTGAAGAAGCTGTTGACGAAGCAGAAAAATCAGATGAGGACACTGTTGAAGAAGCAGAAAAATCAGATGAAGATGCTGTAGAAGAAGCAAAAGATTCAGATGAAGAAGCAGTTGAAGAAGCAACTGATGAGTCAGGTGACGAAACCGTTGAAGAAAAAGTTGGCGGTTCCGGCGATCAAGAACAAGATTTAACAACTGCTGTCAAAGATGAAGCAGACAATCATGCTGAAGAAATTGAGCATGAAGAAACTAACGAAGATGATGGTGATGAAGATGGCGAAGCTGATAACCATGATCATGAGGAAGTTGAAGACAGAGTTGACGATCTAGAAGATGCTTTAGAAGATCTTAAAGCTGAATTTGAAAAAATGATGGGCGACGAAGACGACAAAGAAGGCGATGACAACGAAGAAGCTACTGACGACCTAGAAGGCGAAATGCCACCTATGGAAATGCCAGCAGAAGAAACAGTTGAAGTTGCTGACGAAGTTGCATTTGAAGGTTCAGAAGATTCAAAAGAAGGTTCAGAAGATTTAGACGAAGCAACTACATTAAATGCTGTTTCAACTCCAAAAGGTGGAGATGACGGCGCAAATGCTAATTCACCGGTAGCGGCGAATGGTGGAGCAAAAAGAATTGACGGTGCAGATCCAGTGAAAGCTGGTGGCGATGCGGCTGAAAAAGGCGGCAAGGCTCCTGCAGTCAAGGATATGGGTGCTCCAAAACAAGGTGATGCTAAATTATCACCAGCACCAAAACCAAAAGCAAGTGCTTAAGGTTGAGTTAGAGTAAGGAGATCGTCAGTATGATTAAACCACTTTTAGAAAGTTTAACTTTTGACCAAGCCGGCATGCAAGTATTACATGAAGGCGAAGGTGATAAGAAAAACCTATTCATGAAAGGTGTATTCATTCAAGGCGGAGTAAAGAATCAGAATTCACGTGTTTATCCACTAGAAGAAATCGAAAAAGCGGTAACTTCTGTGGACGAACGCTTGAAAGGTGGTTACTCTGTTTTAGGTGAAGCAGATCACCCTGAAGAATTAACAGTGAATTTAGATCGTGTATCACACATGATCGAATCAATGTGGATGGACGGTCCAAACGGAATTGGTAAACTTAAAATTTTACCAACCCCAATGGGAAACATTGTAAAAACCCTTTTGGAAAGTGGAGCAAAATTGGGTGTGTCATCAAGAGGTACCGGTAATGTAAACGAAGGCGGCAAAGTTGCTGACTTTGAAATTGTTACTGTGGACATTGTTGCACAACCATCAGCCCCAGATGCTTATCCAAAAGCAATATATGAAGGTTTGATGAACATGAAAGGCGGAAGACGTTTATACGGAATAGGCGCCGACGCTGTTTATGATCGCAAAGCAGAAGGCTATTTAAAGAATGAAATAGTCAAATTAATAAAAGAGTTGAAGTTATAAGGAGAACTACTCATGGCAGATATTTTTAACGGAATACTTGAGTCAGACGCAATTTCAGAAGACTTGAAAACTCAGATTCAAGAGACGTGGAAATCTAAATTAGATGAAGCCAGAGAAGAGATCACTGCTGAACTTCGTGATGAATTTGCCCAACGTTATGAAAATGACAAGGGTCAGATTGTTGAAGCTATGGACACAATGTTAACTGACAGAATTACAGCTGAAATAGAAGAGCTGAAGGCTGACAGAGCATCATTGGCTGAGCAAACAGTTGCTTACAAAACGAACATTGAAAAACATGTTGGTCTAGTAGACAAATTTGTTGCTGAGCAATTAGCTAAAGAAGTAAAAGAACTACACGCCGATAGAACAAACTTAAAAAGCAATTTTGCAAAATTGGAAAACTTTGTTGTTAAACAATTAGCAAAAGAGTTAACTGAATTTGAAAACGACAAAAGAGCAGTTGTAGAACAAAAAGTTAAATTAGTAGCAGAAGGCAAGAAAATGATTGCTGAAGCTAAACAACGTTTTGTTTCTAAAGCCGCTAATGTTGTAGAAAAAACAGTTGAAACAAGTTTGAGAAGCGAATTATCACAACTTAAAGATGATATTAAAGTTGCTAAACAAAACAACTTTGGTAGAAAAGTTTTTGAAGCATTCGCAGGCGAGTATATGTCTTCTCATCTAGCTGAAGGTACAGAAGTTAGAAAACTTCAAAATGAATTAGAAACTGTAACAGCAAATACTACTGACACAGAATCTAAATTAAAAGAAAAAGACGCAGAAATCGAAGCAGTTCAAATGAAGTTGAGAATTGCTGAAGATAAAAATGTACGTGAAAAAGCTCTTACAGAGTTAACGTCATCATTATCTAAAGACAAGCGTCGCGTAATGAACGAATTACTTGAATCTGTACAAACAAGTGATTTAAAAAAACAGTTTAACAAATACTTACCAGCAGTTTTAAATGAATCAGCACCAGCTGAATCAAACAAAACTATTGTTACTGAATCAGTAACAGAGGTAACTGGTAATAGACAATCACCAACTGAACCTAGTTCAGAAGCAGGTGATATTGTTGAGCTTAAAAAACTAGCAGGTCTAGGAGTTAATTAAAATGACAGACATGATCAATGAAAAATGGACAGATACTAAAAGTGCGTTGATGGAAGGCCTTTCAGGTCAAAGAAAAAAATCAATGGACGCTGTTCTTGAAAATACAAAGAGATACTTAGCTGAGGCGGCAACAACTGGCGCAACAGGTGCCGGTAACGTAGCGGCTTTAAACAAAGTAATTCTTCCAATAATCAGACGTGTAATGCCTACAGTTATCGCTAACGAAATCGTTGGTGTTCAGCCAATGACTGGCCCAGTAGGTCAAATTCACACATTAAGAGTTAGATACTCAGACGCAAAAGACGGTGTAACAGCAGGTTCTGAAGCACTATCACCTTTTGAGATTGCAAGATCTTACTCAGCAAATCCAGGTTCAGGTACACAATCAGTACCAGCTGGAACATCAACTTCATCTTTAGAAGGTGAAGCTGGTAACAAAATGTCAATTCAAATCTTAAAACAAACAGTTGAAGCTAAAACAAGAAAGCTATCAGCACGTTGGACATTTGAAGCGGCACAAGACGCATCAGCAATGCATGGTTTAGATGTAGAAGCAGAAGTAATGGCGGCTTTAGCACAAGAAATTACTGCTGAAATCGACCAAGAAATTCTTGGTTCACTTACATCATTAGCACCAGCTGGAACGGCTTTCAACCAATCAAACGCAACAGGTACACCAACTTTCGTGGGTGACGAACATGCGGCATTGGCTGTAGCTATTAACAGAGAAGCTAATTTAATCGCTCAAAGAACTAGAAGAGGCGCGGCTAACTGGGCTGTAGTTTCTCCACAGGCTTTGACTGTATTACAATCAGCGACAACTTCAGCGTTCGCAAGAACAACTGAAGGTACTTTTGAAGCACCTACTAACACTAAATTTGTTGGTACATTAAACGGCGCTATGAGAGTATATGTAAACTCATACTTGGTAGATGATTCTCCAGTATTAGTAGGTTACAAAGGTGCTGGTGAAGTAGACGCGGCGGCATTTTATTGTCCGTACATCCCACTAATGTCATCAGGCGTTATTGTGGATCCGTCAACTTTTGAACCAGTAGTGAGCTTTATGACAAGATACGGTTATGTAGAGTTAACAAACACTGCATCATCACTTGGTAATTCAGCAGACTACCTATCAAAAATTGATATTTCAAACGTAACATTTATCTAATAAATTATACGTTTTTAAATCAAGAAACCCCGGGTTATTCCGGGGTTTCCCTTGACTACACATATTATAAATTGGCCAAATCTGCTAAATAATAGTAATACATATTGGAGCAAAGCATGGCAGATCAAACTATTATTAGTGCAGAAGATTTAGTTGTAACCGGTAATTTAAAAGTATCCGGATCACAAATTACAACAACATCAACAGATACTGAAATAAAAGATAACAGAATTATTCTAAACAAAGGTGGAACACTTGATTCAAACGGATCAGGTATTGTTATTGAATCAGGTGGATCTAATGTAGCAAGTTTAGTTTACAAAACAAGTGGCTGGGATTTAGGCAATAAAAATTTAACAACAACTGGCACTATTTCAGGTACAATTAGTATAGCGGCAAATTCAATTGACGATACTATGATTGATTTTGGTACAGGTGCTAATCAAATATCAACAGCAGACCTTCCAGAAAGTGGTAATTTATATTACACAGATGCAAGATCAAGAGCGGCCATTAGTTTAGGCACAGCAGGCTCACAAGCATATAACAATAGTACAGGTGTATTAACAATACCTGGTACAACAGATCATATTACAGAAGGTGCTAACAAATTTTTTACAAACGCACTAGCAGATGCACGTATTGCCAATGCAACAATTGGTGATTTATCAAACGTTCACAATACTGCTCCAAACAATGGACAAATTTTAAAATGGAGTACTTCAAATTCGAGATGGGAACCAAGTTCAGACGTAACTACTGTGGAGTTATTAACAGATACGACAATTACAAGTGTTTCTAATAATGAGATATTAAAATATAACAGTAGTGCAAGTAAATGGGTCAACACAGACACAAACAATTTAATGGCAATGAACCAATTGTCAGATGTTGATACTAGTAGTATTGCATCAGGAAATTATCTTGCTTGGAATGGCGCAAATTTTGTTCCAACTTCTCCAGCAGTTGCAATTGCAAATCACACAATATCAGCAACGTCACCGGGAACAATTACAGTTAACACTACAGATCCGTCAGCAACAACAACTTTAGCAACATTAACTTTAGCAGGTGTTGATGCATCAGCAACTACATTAATTACATTTACAATGGATATGCCAACTGTAAATCCAGTAAACACACCATTAAGATTTTATGTATTAAAAAGTGTTGAAGGTTCAGCTTATGGATGGAGTCAAAGTTTTACATGGAACGGATCATCAGGTAATAAAGCAGGTGCAATACACAAAGTAGAAACATCAGGTTATCAAGGTAACACGTATACATTTTCTATTGCTGATAATAGTAATATGGGATCAACAGGTGCAGTAGAATACAAAATTGCAGTTGCTAGAATGACAGCAGGTACAGTTGATATAACAGTAAGTGATGTAAATGCTTCAGCAATTGAATTTAGAACAAACTTAATTGATACATTAAATGAACTAACTGATGTTAATACATCTGGAGTATCAACAAACCAAATTTTACAATATAATGGGTCAACGTGGACACCAACAAATCATACAGTTTCAACACTAACGGACACAACAATTGGGTCATTAACTACTAATCAAATTTTAAAATACAACGGTAGTGCTTGGGTAAACTCAGATGCAACTGGTTTGATGTCGTTAAACGATTTATCAGATGTTACCACAACTGGTGTAGCAACAAACAAAATTTTAAAATACAATGGTAGTGCTTGGGTAATAGCAGATGACAACTATGAAGATGGAATAGTTGACATAGTAGAAGACACTACTCCACAACTTGGCGGGTCATTGGATGTTAATGGTAATGCTATCACAGGTGCTGTTATTAATATTACAACTTCAGCTAACGGTGATATTAATTTAACACCAAATGGTTCAGGTAATGTAAACATCAATGCTGACTTAACAGTTATGGGTACAGCAACAACAATGGACGTACAAAATATGGCCGTTGAAGATCCCATTATATTATTAAACAAACATGATACACAACCAGCAAATAATACTAACGATGCAGGTGTTATGGTACAACGTGGATCATCAGAAAATAATGCGGCATGGTTCTGGGATGAAACAACAGATAGATGGATTGCTACTACAACAACAAGTGGTGAATCAGCAACAAATATTACAGTAACAGCAAACGCAGATATACAAGCAGGAACAGTTTACGCAACAGCAACAACGGCAAAATATGCTGACTTGGCAGAGATATACACATCAGATGATAATTATGAACCAGGTACAGTTTTAGTATTTGGCGGAGATAAAGAAGTAACACAATGTAGAGCATTACAAGATTCAAGAGTTGCAGGTGTTGTATCAACAAACCCAGCATACTTAATGAATAAAGATGCAGATGGTGTAGCAGTTGCACTTCGTGGTAAAATTCCTTGTAAAGTAGAAGGACCTGTTAGAAAAGGTGATGTACTTGTAACAAATGTTACTCCTGGTACAGCATGTACACTAACAGATGATAGTCCAACTCCTCCAGGATTTTGTGTAATTGGTAAGTCTTTAGAAGATAATAACGATAGTGGTATTAAATTAATTAATATTGTTGTTTAATCGTAGCGTTTTTTAATATCATCTTGTGTACTCCACACTAAAAATTCTTGTAAAGTTTTAATCCATTTAACCATATCAGTTTCCATCTCAATACAATGGTAATAGCTCATTGGTAATACAAAGTATGAATATTTCTTTTTTGCATTCTTAAATTTTTTTTGCATTTCAATAATTTTTATAATATCGTTTTTAACACAAAACATAATTTCTTTTATTTTTTCTTCTTTTTTAAATTCTTTTATTAGCCATAAGTGATAATCATCTTCAACTGTATACATTGACATAATTTCTTGTAGTTCAAATTTTAATGCACGAATAGGGTTAATATCTTTTCGATATTTTATTAGTATTGAAGGTATCTTATACTTTGCATTATTTGTTTCTAAATTTTGTATTAAATTAAAATATTCATCTTCAAGTTCAAAACGAATATCCATATTTTCTTGGCTGGTCATCTGCTTTACTGCTTCTTTTATTTCAAGTAGTATATTAAAAAACTTTTTTTTATCTTTATTAGAATATTCTTCTAACACATCATCGATATCACTCTGGAAATGAAATTTTGAATCAATATTTTCTAAAATATCATCAGTGATAACACCGTCTTTTGCAAATTGTTCAAAAGAGTGTGCAATTTTTGCCTGGTTAAAATTAATAATACGTGACAATGTTCTTACCTTATATAGTTATTTTCAATAATACTAGCTAATACTATTTACTATTAACTGTAGTTTTTTAACATTGTTTTTATCTAACAATGTTTTTTTAGCACCTTGGTGTAATGGTGCTGGGAGCTTGTTTATTTCTGACCAGCTATAATCTTGCGACTCGTAGTTTATGTTTGGCTCAAATTCTGTTGGTGTAACAATAACAAAAGTATGATACATAAAATGTCCATCAATACTTTGATAAATGTCCAATGGATGTATTTTTACAATTTTAGGAACAAATCCTATTTCTTCTTGAATCTCTCTTTTTAATGCACCTATAACAGTTTCGCCACGTTCAACTTTACCACCCCAAAAACTCCAAGTGTCAGGATTACTTACTTCTTTTGATCTTTTATTTAAACAGAATTTTTTTGTATCTTGGGATAAAAAAGTTGTACCTACAGCATCATACATAAGTTTATTTATAGCACACAATTATGCTTTAGTCAATTAAGTTCCAGTTAAATTCAATATCCAATAACCTGGACGATACTGACCTTGATAAGTGTCAATCCATTCAGATCCTGTCCACTTATATTGATAGCTAGTTGCACTGTTTGTTACATACTGAACAGTTGAACCATTAGCAGTTGCATTAAATGACACTTCCCATTGTGTGCCATTAAATTGAATAATGTCATTTGCTGATGCTTCTAAAGTACCCCAATTTGAAGAATTTTTTGCAATGTCATTTATTATTAAATATCGTTGTCCGGTTTGTTGTCCAGCAAGAGTACCATCATTTGGATAATTCTTTTGAGGGTCAACAATCTTTAATATAGCTGTTTTTGTATTAGTTGGTAATGTAGCTGAATCAATTGTAAACACTAACTGGTTACCATTAGTTGGGTGATAAGCAATAGTTCCAACAATATCTTGAGTTGAGTCTTCTATATTTGATGATCTTCTTAATTTTATTTTTGAAGTAGATTCTTGGAATTCTCCGTATTGTTCAAAAAATTCTTTCCATTCATATCCTTCATTTATACCATGAGCATTTAATAAACTAATAGTATTTCCAGTTACGTCAATTTGTGTATCTTGTGGTGTAATAACAATTTCTTCTAGATTACTAAATTGATCAAAAAAGTTTTGCATATCTTTGTCATATTGTAAATCAGATAAGTTATCGTCTAAATGTATTCTATTAATAATAGAATGTATAATTGATTGTTTCTTAACTTTAGCCGGTGGATTAATCCAAATTGGAACTTGAAAAATAAGTGTTGCAATATCTAATTGTGAATCAACTCCTTGTGGAACAGATCTTGACGACCATTGTATATCAATAAGTTCAACAACTGTAATATTTGTCCAATCTAATGGATTTGTATTTGATTGTATTTCTACTGTTGGATTAAACAATGTTAGTATTTGTTCTAGTAATTGTAATTTTTGTTCTGTATTTGAACACCATACATCAACGTTAATTGTTAAATCATAAGGAACTGGCATATATCTATCAACAGTATATGTATTTCCAAGTTCGGCAGTATATTGATCGTTCATAGAATCATATTTACGTTCTTGAATTTGCTGAGATGAAATTAATTTTGGATCATGTCTTCGTTCTCTAGCAACATTTAAGTTTGCTACATTACAAGTCATAAAAGGTGTAGAGTTTAGTGCATTTTCTGTATTACCACGTAGTACATGTGCAACCATTCTTGACATATCTGCATAACGCATTGGTACAGTTTTATAAACTTGCGATGATGTTCCACCTGCATTTTTTTGACCACTTTGTACTTGGAATCCATTAAAGATACGTACAAACTGTAACAAGTATCTTCTTATTTGTTGATCATACCAAAATTGTGCCATTATACGTCCGTCCTAGGTTTAACTGCTTTACTTAATCCTTGTTGTTCTTTTCCATCTGCTGTTTTAGGATTAGAACTAGAGTTTTCAATAAATGTATTTAATATTCTATTAGCCGCAGAGTATGTGCCTCTGTGATCGTCTGATATTCTAATAAATCTGTTACCAACTTTCTTAAATAATCTGCTTGGCTCATAATCAGTACGTAATATATAATCGCCATCATTTAATGAAGCAGGGAAACTTGAACCTGTATGTGCTATTGCAATACCGTTTGGTGGTTTACCTGATCCAGCATGTACGCCGACTTTATTACTAAATCCAAATGCATTATTAGCCGAATCTTGGCTTGAGTGTAAACTAATATCTTGTGTAACCCAACTATCAGTAGTTGATGAATATTTTTTAAATGAAACATTTAATCCATTTGTTGTATTAGTTTTCCACCAAATTTTTCCAGCTGTATTTGTTGAAGGTTGTGTAGTATTAATAGCAACGTCAACACCAAGTAGTCCTACAGTAGTTGAGTCAGTTGCAATTTTTATCCATGAACCGTTTGTAACTTTTTTGAAATAAGATGCACCAACATTTCTATCTGAAACTACTATAGCATAATCAGTTGATGGAACATATGATGATATTGGTGACTTGGTACTTCCGTCAATATTTGCTGAGTCAACAATTGATACAGTTTGACTATTCCATACAGTACCGTTACCAACATAAAGTCCCCAGTTAGTACTTGTTGTATCTAACCAATAGTCGCCATTTTTATAATTAGCAGTTGGAGCCGTTGAACTAACAAAGTAATCAAATGCTTGCCAATTTGTATCTGTTGATTCGTAAAGTTTAAATGATGCTATGTTAGTTTGCCAATGTGCATAAACGTTACCAGGAATAAATTGATCAGCTTTGTTTACATATAAGTGTGCAGTTTCGTATCCTTTTTTAGGAACTTCATTTTGTGCCTGATTAACAACAGCTTCACTAATATCAATTTCTGATTGGTATGTTGAAATTAAATTCTTTAAATCATCTTTTTGTTCACCAGTACCAAGTATATCTGAAAACTCTGGACTGTCTGTTAGTGGAGTACATTTAATTCTCCAAATGTGTGGATACCAAGTTGGTGAATAACCTTCTGAACCTCTTGCGGCGTCTTCAACAACATAGTATCTATTAATAGCTTGTGGACCTTCTGGATAGTAAGCTGAAACGTCACCTGTTGCTGTACTTGATGTACCAGTAATAGTTTCGCCAACTGTAAAGTCTCCGTCGGTAACCATTCTTAAAACTTTTGCATTATGATTATAATTTACTACAGTACCTGTTGTACCACTTGTTGCACCTGTTATAGTTTCGCCTTTTCTAAATTTTTTTGCTGGCTTTGTGGTAAACTCTAAACGTGCCATGTCTAACATTGTGTCATCACGTTGATGTGGTAATTCTAATACATCACCACTCATTAACTTTCTACCTAATATATCAATCATATCATTTATATGAAATGTCATATAGATAGTATCGTTAGATAAAAATGCACCAAATTGTGTTAAATCAAAATCTGAATCTTGTACTTGATATACTCCACGCATGTCATATACATCAGCATCATACTTACGATCTCTATTTTCTAAAAATAATAGGTCTTGTATGTTAGTTGGACGTACTACTGAATTATCAGGCTGTGTACTATCTGTAGTATTTGCTTGAGCATGTGGACCAAGGTACTTATGTATGAATACACCAGTNCCACCAACATTAAAATGTTCGCGGATCACCCGGTCAATCATCTTGTAATCATTACCCTTTTGTGGTTTCCATAAGCTGAGTCGTGGCATATCAATATCCTTTTATGTAAGTATTTATTCAACTAAAGATTGACAAAACTAGCGAATTATGTATAATGATGTATATATAGCAGTATGGAGAAGAAAAACGTGAAAGATAACAACTTACTGGACATACCTGACTTTCTAAGGCGGTTAGATGAAGATAGTAGCCCAATTAAGTCTGAGGTAGTTGAGCAGTCTGATGAACTAGAACCAGTTAAAGAACTACCTGCAGAAGCAGAAGTAGTTGAAGAAAAGCCAAAACGACCGTCAATTCAAGACCGTATGCGTAAGCGATTGCTGTATATTATTGGTGATATTGATGACGAATTTGAACATGTATGGGCTAGAAATGGTGATCATAAGAAATTTAAAGCATACAATTATTTCCTTGCTAATGATATACCAGGTGCTTTTATGAAAATGTTAAAACAACAGATTGATGTCTATATAGACGAAGAATCAAAAGGATTAAAATATAGAGACATTAAACAAAGCGAACGTACAGATGAACAACAAGACTATGTTGAAAGTTTTGAATCGTATTCAAAAGTTGAAATGAAACAGCATATTGCATGGTGGGAACGTGTTTATAAAGATTGTGAATTGTGGGAAGCAAATAAAAAGAAACAACGTAAACCACGAAAATATAAGCCACCATCAAAAGAAAAAATGGCCGCTAAAGTAAAATACAAAGCAGAAGATAAAGATCTTAAACTAGTATCAGAACAGCCTATTAATCTACCTGGATGCTCAGCAGTTATAGTATTCAATACTAAAAACAGGAAAATGGGTATATATGAAGCTACACATAAACACCACGGTTTAACATTAAAAGGCACAACCCTGTTAAATTACGATCTAAGCACGGCTTTACAGAAAACAGTACGTAAACCCCAAGAAGTACTGGAAAAGCTAAATGCGGGCGGTTTACAAGCGATTAAGAACACCTTTAACGCACTATCTACTACTGAAACTAAACTTAACGGACGTCTAAATAAAGAAACTGTACTAGTCCGTATTTTTCAATAATAAAATAAATACAAGTATAGGATATTAAAATGGCCAAAGAGAAATCAAATAGAGATAAAATTATTAATGATATGCGTAACCTACTTGGTGATGGTATGGTTGATGTTGAACTTGACCCTAAACATTATAATCAGGGATTAGACATGGCGTTTGATAGATTTAGACAAAGATCGTCAAATGCTAACGAAGAGTCAACATTATTTTTACAAATGCAAAAAGATACAAATGAATATACATTACCAAATGAAGTAATTGAAGTACGTGAAACATTTAGACGTGCTTTAGGTTCAGACCAGCAATCAGGTGTTGATGTTGACCCATTTGAAATTGCATATACTAACTTGTATTTTTTACAAGCAGGAAGAATTGGTGGCTTAACTACTTGGGAAGCATTTAGTCAATATCAAGAAACTATTGGTAGGTTGTTTGGTAATAAAATTAATTTTACTTGGGACACAGTAACTAAAAAACTAACAATTGTTAGAAGACCAAGAAATGACGAAACATTATTACTTCAAGTATATATGAAACGTACTGACGAAACTTTATTAGATGACGCTTATGCAAAATCATGGATAAGAGAATATGCACTTGCACAATGTAAAATGATGTTAGGCGAAGCAAGATCAAAATTTGGTCAGTTACCTGGTGCTCAAGGTGGCGTTACATTAAATGGCGCTGACTTAAAAGCAGAAGCACAGGTGTCAATGGATAGATTAGAAGAAGAAATAAGAAACTATACAGACGGCGGTGACCCACTTGGTATAATTATTGGATAGATGATCCAATGTACTTTTGTGCCGCACCGTGGAATCATATTAAGCTAAATGCAAATGGCACGTGGAAGCACTGTTGTGTTTTTGATTCCAAATCAGACAAACCTTTTAATGGTGACATAAAAGATACTAGTAATCATCAATCATTTAAAGATCTTAGAAAAGAAATGTTATGGGGTGATAAACCTCCTGTAGGATGTCATGACTGTGTTAAAGATGAAGCTACAGCTTACAGTTCTAGTTTACGTGAACTTTTAAATGACACTTATGCTGATAGAATATATGATTACAAAAGATTTACTGAAAAAGACGGAACATATAATAATTTTAAATTAGAATATTTAGACATACGAAGTTCTAATCTATGTAACTACAAATGTAGATTTTGTGGAATAGACAGTAGTAGTGCATGGCTGGCTGATACTAAACTAGTTCATGATTACACTCCACCAACTGCTGATAATGCCGGTGTTATGGAAGCTAATATTCCGTGGGAACAATTAAAAAAAGATTTACCATATGTACGTTTTATTAGATTAGCAGGTGGCGAACCACTAATGATGCCAGGCACCTATCAATTACTTGATGAGTTAATAAAAATAAAAAATACAAAGATAAAAATTAGTGTAAACACAAATGGTAGTTTTGCAAAATATGGAAAACGAGATATTATAGAATTACTTTCAAACTTTAGTGATGTGTCTATAAGTTTATCACTTGATGGAATGAATGATGCACATGCATATTTAAGAAGTGGTAAAAATGATTGGGAAAAAGTAAAAAACAATATAGACATGTTTGTTAACTCTACTCAAAAGCAAAAGAAAAGTTATATAAGAGTTAATTTTTTATCAAGTATATCTTGGCTAAACTCTATGCATATAGTAGACTTCTTAACAGAGTATAGTAAAAAACTTGAAGGTAATGTTAATTTTAATTTTAATCCTATATATTGGCCAAAACATATGAATATAGGATTACTTACACAGGATCAATTTAATAAAGTACTTGATAAAATAAACAAATCTGATCTAACATCACAGCTAAAAAACAAGTATAGTAAGTTTCTTAGTACACTGTATCAAGCTACAAAAATTACAAGTATAGAAGAAAAAGAACAATTATACAAAGAATTTATAAAGTATAATGCAGTTTTAGATAAAAGTAGAAATCAAAATTTTGCTAAAACTTTTCCAGAATGGGAAGACTTTTATAATAAAATGCTAAAAAAATCTACTTGACAATAGTTTAATTGTGTAATACTATAGTAACATGATTGAAGTTACATTAGATGTAGATAAAATTTCTAAAAGAGACGAGTACATAGGACAGTCAACAGGTACTAGTGTTGAAGGTGGAGCTCTTAATGCCAACTATAGAGAAGTTGATGCAGTAGCCAGAGTTGCAAACTACATGGGTATGCTTGGTTACAAATATGAAACAGATTGGCATTGGGAAAATGCTGGCTGTGATGAATTAACTGTAAAAGTTGATAGCGAAGACATTGCAACACAATTAAAATTGAGGTGGTAAATTGATTATTGGATTAGTAGGCTGGATAGGTAGTGGAAAAAATACTGTAGCTGAAGTGCTGTCAGCACAGCATGGTTATAAGGAAGATTCATTTGCCGCACCTTTAAAAGATGCTACAGCAAATATATTTAATTGGCCTAGAAAAACATTAGAAGGTGATACTGATCATAGTAGACATTTTAGAGAATGTGTTGATCCTTATTGGGCATCTAAATTAAACATTAAAAATTTTACTCCAAGATTAGCATTACAAATTGTAGGTACAGAACTATTTAGAGAACATTTTCATCATAAGATTTGGTTAGATAGTTTAGAACATAGATATATTGCTAATGGACAAAAGCCAACTGTTATTACTGATTGTAGATTTAGAAATGAACTTGCTTTTATTAAACAAATGGGCGGGTTTACAATTAGAGTAAAACGAGGAGAAGATCCGCATTGGACATCGTTAGCAACAGAGGCTCAAAATGGTGACGAGTTTGCTATACAGCAATTATCTGATATTGGTATACATGCAAGTGAGTGGGATCATTCTGGTATGCTAGTAGACTTTATTATTGAAAATAATGGTACATTAGAGCAACTGCATGATAAAATTAATTCAGTGTCTAAAGTTCTAAAAAATGTAAAAAAAGAAAAACGCACAGAAACTTCATTTTAATTATCAGGCATCAAATCACCTTGACGCCACCTAAATTCTTCCATAGTCATAATACGTTGACAATTAGCACATATAGTTTTTAAATTATTCCAAGCACTATTTCTTAAATCACCATCAATATGATAAACGTCTAACTGTGCAGGGTGTCTTGCTTTGAATCCACACTTCTCACATATAGCTTTCTTTTTATAACCTGTTTGTTGCCATGTAGACGTAGAGCTTACACCTTTGCCTTTACTTAGACGTATACATTTATCACACATCTTGCGATAATACGTCTTATCACCTTTTTTATAATTAAAGGCGGCTGGTCTAGACTTACACTTACTACATAATGGTCTATTGTCTATCATATATGTATTTACTGCCCTTTTAAAGGGGAAAATATAGGTGCTTAAACCACCCTCTTTTACCCAACTTCTAATAAATAATGTATAACATGACAACGCAATAGTTGTTATAATTTATGAAGGAGAGATTACAATGCCAGATTTAGTTTCACCGGGTGTTTCAGTTACAGTAACTGATGAATCGTTTTACGCCGGCGCGGCACAAGGTACAGTACCATTATTTGTAGTGGCATCAGCACAAAATAAAGCTGATCCAAGTTCTACAGGTTCTACAGCAGTAGGTACTACCAGTGCTAACGTGGGTAAAGCGTATTTAATTGGTTCACAGAGAGAACTGTTATCAACATTCGGTACACCAACATTTTATTCAGCTGGTTCAACAATGTTACCAGGGGATGAAAGAAATGAATACGGTTTATTAGCCGCATATTCATATTTAGGAATTTCGAATAGAGCATACGTAGTTCGTGCTGATGTAGATTCAGCAGAACTTACAGGTTCAACATCTGTTCCAACTAGTGCACCAGCAAATGGTACGTACTGGTTAGATACAGCATCAACTAATTGGGGTGTATACCAAACAAACGGTACAGCATGGAGCAAAATTACTCCAGCGGTACTAACTGATACACCTAGTACATCAGCAACATCAAACGTAAACAACGATACTGAAAAATCACCAAAATCATCATACGGTGCCAACGGTAACTTTGTTGTAGTTGCATCAGCAACTCCGGCAAAACTTTGGGAAAAAGTTTCAGGACAATGGTACCAAGTAGGTGCGGATACATGGGTAACTGCAAAATCAGGTACGCCAGTTGTGTATATGCAACCAGGTTCAGGTGCGGCACCAAGTGCCTCAACTGCAGGTTCAGTTTGGATTAAGACAACAACAGTAGGTGGCGGTGCTAACATAGTAGTAAAATACTATTCAACATCAACATCAACATGGTCAACAATTTCATCACCATTATATGCTGATGATGACAATGCTGTTACAGCCTTAACACCAGCGGCAAATTCACTTTACACAATGTTTGATGATGACATGGATGCGGCATGGAACAATGATAGAATTGACAATGCAACATACAAACAAACAGCAAACAACTCAACACCAGAAGTAGCATACGAGATCAAATTAAGAGGTACAGCAACTACAACATCAACTACAGGAACAGCTGACCTTTCAGGTAACGGTATTGACTTAACAGCAGGTCAAACTGGTCTTAAAATGAACATTTGTAACGTTGATGTAACAGTAACAGCGGCAGGCGGTGCGGCTTCAAATGTAACACTAGCAGAAATAGTTGCTGGTATTAACAACGATGCATCATTAACTGCTAAAACAGTTGTAGCATCAATTGAAGCAAGTTCAGGTACAAAAGAGTACTT